GAGCCAATAAATTTTAATTATGTGGTAACTAGATTATTAGAATTTAAAGAAGGTACATTAAATGCTGGATTAACTTTTTGTGAACAGTTTGGTTTAAAAAAAGAATTAGAAATTTTAAAAACAATTGATAGGAATGTTTTAAGAATGTCTGAACTTTATCCTAAACTTACATTAGATGATGGTGAGGGTATTCCATATTCAGGACCAGATAAAGCGGTGCCTGAATCAAAATAGGAATTATGAACACTCATTGTTGATGGGTTTGTTTTTTTTACTATATTTACTTATATGAAAAAAATATTTTATTTGTTCGTTATTATATTCGCAACATCTTGTCAAACACTTAATTATCAAGTGCGAAATTATGAGGATGATGAGGCGTATTGGCAACCTGGTGAATTATTTTGGTCCCCACCTGTGCAACCTGAAAAACCACCAGTTTCTTCTGATGATTATTACGGAACATCAAAGTATCAAATTGCTCCATATACAAACTACTACGATTATAACTACTATAATCGACCATATGTATTTACTCCACACCAAGAAGTAATTTTTGTACCTAACCCAAAACCAACAATTCAGAATGGACAGGGACCAACAAACAAACCTACAAATAATAGAAGTGGTGGGACACAAACTGGCGGGACAACTCATATTAAAAGACCATAACGTATATTTATTATCTATATGAAACCAGTTGATAAAGTAGTAATAAATTATTTAAGAAACAAATTTAAAATACCACACGATGTAGTTATTGATGTTAAGAGTGACCCATCTTCGTCTATTAAAACTATGAATTTTAAATTTGATTTAGCTAAAACGGATGTTAACAGTGGTGAGCCAGATGAATGGTACCAAAAATTTTTTCTAAAACCTAAAAAACTAAATGGAATGCAATCATTTTTACACGATTGGAGTCGAAAGTTTGAACATCCAATAACGGAATTTTTGAAAATTGCTGGTATTGATAGAGAATATTATAGAGTAGTAAACGAACCTGTTAATTACGGGTTTTTGAACGAAGTTGGAGACAAAATTGAAAATGCAATTAAACAAACTGACTTTCCCGATATTACCATAGAGTTTTCAAAAGATAGTGACCCTGATATTAAAATATTGTTTAAGGGATTTACAAACGAACAATTTGAAGATAAAGATATGTTCAAAGAATTTACAAGACAGTTGAAAGATGTCTTGGGGAATGAAGTTGATTTATCACCTTATATCTTATCATACAGAAGGGGAAAATAATCCTTGATAATTTAAAACATTTATCGTATATTTGTAAAAGATTTGAGATGAGCGCCCTTAGCTCATTCGGTTAGAGCAACTGACTCATAATCAGTGGGTGACAGGTTCGATTCCTGTAGGGCGCACAGAATGGTTGGATGGTGGAATAGGTAGACACGCAAGACTTAAAATCTTGTGGACATTGTGTCCGTGCGGGTTCGATTCCCGCTCCGACTACAACAAGACCCCTTAGTATTTTATTAAGGGGTTTTTTGTTTTTGTTAATATTTATTTATACATTTGTATTATGAAAAATCCATTAGAAAACCTTACAGATAAAGAACTTAATGAGTTGATAACTAAAACAGATGTCCCAATGAAATGGGAGTTGGATAAAATCTTAAAAGTTAAAACTAGTGATAAGTCAAACAAGAATAAGACAGATTATTAAGGAGGCAGCTGGTGTTCCTGATGATATTGATATGATGGTTAACATCTTAACCGACTTGGTTAAAGATGAGATTCGGGCATTTAAAGATAGTGGTAAACAACTTAAAGTTGGTGTGGCCGATGTTAAGAATTATGGTGACACTGAGTTTAGGTCGGGTGATATAAAAGTAGGTAAAGAAAAATCTTGGCAGTATGTTAAAAACTCACCACTCTTCAATAAGGAGTTGTGGGATAAGTTTCCCATGTATAAGAATAAAGTTACAATAAGTTTTAACATTTACCCTGATGAAGCATTAGATGTTAACAATATAAAAAAACCTACGATTAATGCTGTCCATATTTTTGATGCTGAAAAGATGGAGATTAAAGATAAGAAAGGTTTAGGTGGAACTTATAGTAGTGGAGCGTTTGAATTTGAACTTACCATGGGAGATTCAAACTGGGATGACCTTGATACATTAAGCCCAAATCTGGATTCAGTAATTGCTCACGAGGTATTCCATTCTTATCAGTTGTTTAAGAGATATACGAAGTCAGGTCAAGTTGGTTTTGGTAAGGAACATACGTTAAACACTTTGGTAGGGTCTCTTAAAAAGGACTTCAATAAGGAGTTTAATTATTTTTTACACGTTCTTTATTTGTCGTTAAGGTTTGAGCATCAGGCTAGAATTCCTCAATCATTAAAAGTTCTTAAAAGTAAAAAAATTGAAAACTATAATGACTTCATTGAAGCTATTAAAGATACTGACACTTACAAAGATGTTAAAATGTTAAAATCATTCTCGGCAGATAAGTTAATTAATGATTTGAGTCGTATGCAGAGTTTGGAAGATATCTTTAGAAAACAAATGGCTCAACAACATACAAAATTCGCACTTGAGAGTTGGAATGATATCTTGGAACGAATTGTTGAACACGGAAAACAAAGTGGTATGACCAGTAATCCTTTCCGTGGAATGAGTCAGAAACTATTAAATGACCCTAAGTTATTCTTTAAACATTGGGAGAAAGTATTTGATAGAAGGGGGGATGAATTATTTAGAAGTTTAACTAGATTATACGCATTGTTATGAAATACGTGGTAACTGAAAGTCAGAAACAATTAATCTTTAATAAGATTTATAACTATATTGACAATTTAATACCGTCAAATATGACAGTTGTTTATGATTATGATTCAGAGGAGGTAGTTGACTATGACCATACTTATGATACGATTGATAAAATTGATTCAATTTCATTTTTAAATGATGAATATGATACTGAAATGAAAATTTATTTGAAAAACTATTGGAACGATACACCTTCAGGTGAAATAAGAAAAAATGATTCTCCGATGCTTTGGATTGATTTTCCTATAAAGGGTCAATTAGATGATATGTTTGGTAATCACTGGCATGAGCCTTTTCTAAAATGGTTTTATTATAATTATAGTCACGAGTTACCTGATGGTGTAAAAATTAAAACAATTGAATCGTATTAACCTGACAAAATGTCAGGTTTTTTGTTTTGGCACATTGTTTAATAATGGGGTTCGGACTTGACTCCATAAAAAATAATCAATATTATTAAACAAATTAAATTAAACTATGGGAAAAATTATAGGAATTGACCTTGGAACAACTAATTCGTGTGTTGCCGTAATGGAAGGTAACGAGCCAGTTGTGATTACAAACAGTGAAGGAAAAAGAACCACCCCTTCAATTGTTGCATTTATCAATGGTGGTGAAAGAAAGATTGGTGACCCTGCAAAACGTCAGGCGGTAACCAACCCTGAAAAAACAATTTCATCTATTAAGCGTTTTATGGGAACTGGATTTGATGAAAGTAAAAGTGAGGTAGGTAGAGTTCCCTACAAAGTGGTAAACAGTAAAGGTACTCCACGTGTTGAGATTGACGGTAAGGAGTATTCACCTCAAGAAGTTTCGGCAATGGTTCTTCAAAAGATGAAACAGACTGCTGAAGATTATTTGGGTTCTGAAGTTACCGAAGCGGTTATCACGGTACCCGCATACTTCAATGACGCTCAACGTCAGGCTACAAAAGAAGCAGGTGAGATTGCGGGATTGAAGGTAATGAGAATTGTGAATGAACCAACGGCAGCAGCTCTTGCGTATGGATTGGATAAACAATCTAAAGATATGAAGATTGTTGTGTTTGACTGTGGTGGTGGAACACATGACGTATCGGTATTAGAACTTGGTGATGGTGTATTTGAGGTATTGTCTACTGATGGTGATACACACCTTGGTGGTGATGACTTTGACAATGTTATTGTTGATTGGTTGGTTAAAGAATTCCAAGACGAGAATGGATTGGACTTGACCAAAGACCCAATGGCATTACAACGTTTACGTGAAGGGGCTGAGAAAGCGAAGATTGAATTATCATCTTCACCTTCAACTGAGATTAACCTTCCATACATTATGCCAGTAGATGGTGTACCGAAACACTTGGTTCGTAGTTTGACTAAAGCAAAGTTTGAACAACTTGTTGACAGTTTGGTTCAAAGAACTATTAAACCTTGTGAGTCAGCTCTTAAAAGTGCGGGACTTAAAACATCTGACATTGATGAAATCATCTTGGTTGGTGGTACAACACGTATTCCGGCAATTCAGGAAGCCGTTAAGAAGTTCTTTGGTAAAGACCCATCAAAAGGTGTTAACCCAGATGAGGTAGTTGCGTTAGGTGCGGCAATTCAAGCGGGTGTATTAGCAGGTGATGTTAAAGACGTATTGTTATTGGATGTAACACCACTATCACTTGGTATTGAGACAATGGGTGGAGTATTTACAAAGTTGATTGATGCTAACACAACAATCCCAACAAAGAAATCTCAAGTATTTTCAACCGCAGTTGACAACCAACCGTCAGTTGAAATCCACGTATTACAAGGTGAGAGAGCAATGGCGAAAGATAATAGAACTATTGGTCGTTTCCATTTGGATGGTCTTCCACCGGCAATGAGAGGTATCCCACAAATTGAAGTTACATTTGATATCGATGCTAATGGTATTATCAATGTATCAGCACTTGATAAAGGAACAAATAAACAACAAAACATTCGTATTGAGGCGTCATCAGGACTTTCAAAAGAAGAAATTGAAAGAATGAAACAAGAGGCTGAAGCAAATGCTGAATCTGATATGAAGGCTAAAGAAGATGCTGACGTTATTAATCAGGCAGACTCAACCATATTCCAAGTCGAAAAATCTTTGAAAGATTTTGAAGATAAATTAACTGAAGAACAAAAGACGGAAATTGGTACACTTCTAACTGAACTTAAAGATTCACATTCTTCAAAAGATATTGAAAAGATTAAAACATCAATGGAGAATCTTAACACAAAGTTTCAAGGAATTGTTGCGGAAATTTATCAATCACAATCTCAACAAACATCTCCTGACCAAGAAGTATCGGATGTTGACTTTGAGGAAGTGAAATAATTATTCGTTTAAAATTTATAAAAACCTCAAATATTTGGGGTTTTTTTATTGGACACAATATTTATAAATAAAAATTTATGAAAAAAATAGTTAGATTAACAGAATCGGATTTAGTAAAAATTGTTAAGAGAGTTCTCCAAGAACAAATTCTTCCTAAACCTGGTGAAAACCCTGAATTTGATAAAGTTTTAAATAAAGTTAAAGATTGTTGTATGAAGGCAGGTATGAAAAACTTCCCAACAACTGAATGTGGACCTGTAATTTTGGCAGTTGTTATGGGACAAACACCTACTGATAAACAAATGGAGGCTTGTAATACGGCAGTTAAACGAGAAGCACCTAATGCGGTTTTAGAATGTGGAACTTGTATTTTTCAATCAGTCTCAATGAGTGGAGGTAAATTACCTGATATGGGTAAACTACCATTCCCAAAATTTCCTTATAATAAGGCTTAAAAATAAGTAATATTAATGATAACCCCACTTGAAAGAGTGGGGTTTTTGTTTTATAATTGTGACAGTCACAGGGGTTCTTTGAAATAAAGGAGAAAATATTATGGAAACAACTTATTTTGTTTTAGGTGTACTCACGGTAGTTGCGGTAATTGTTGCCGGTGTGATTACTTGGGGTTTGCTTATGATTAATAAACAACAAACACAAATCAAAAATTTACAAGAAGATATTCAAGGTTTGATGAGAACCATCTCAACTGAGATGGATTACACATCAAGAAGAATTGATACTGAACGAAGAAACATTTATGACGAAATTGCAAATCGTAATAATGATATTCAAAAACAACTTGAATATGCTTTAAGAGCAATTCAAGAATCTGAAGAAAAATCGTCCAGGTATACTGACAAACGAATTGATAAACTAATTGATACCTATTTTGATATCAAAAAAAATAAAGACCTTTTAAAAGGATAAAATAATAATGAACCCTTGTGACTTTTTTAGACTATGAATAATAAATTTAATATCGCGGTTATTGCCCACGACAACAAGAAGGCCGATATGGTCGCCTTTATTATGAAGAGATTAGAGTTCTTCAAACGTAGGGCGAACATTTATGCGACAGGAACAACAGGTAAACACATTGAGTTTGCCGGTGTTAAAGTTAATAGGTTACAATCAGGACCTATGGGTGGGGATGCTCAAATTGCTGCGAAAATTGTGGATAAAGAAATTGACTATGTTATCTTCTTTATTGACCCATTATCTTCCCATCCTCATGAGGTAGATGTACAAATGGTTTTAAGGATATGTAATGTTACCGACACTCCAATTGCTACAAATTACTCAATGGCGAGTATGATGATAAATTATTTGGAAAGTGAGGAAGTTTGATGTATCTTTGTAAAAAATATAATATATGAAAAAAGTTTTTAATTGGTTTTGGTTGATACTGTATTTCGCAATACCTGTGTATTTTACCATAGTATTATTTGTATCCGCTTTTGGATACTGTGAATTAAATGAAATGATTGATTACCAATGGTGGTTATTCTTTTTTGCATTTGAGATTTGGTTTACCTCTGTCGCGGCAAAAAGAATTGATGAAGGTTACGAAAGAATAAAAGGAGAATAAAATGAAAATTTATTTAGATGATGTAAGAACACCAAAAGATAAAGACTGGATGGTTGTTAGAAACTACCACGAGTTTGTAAATTTGGTTCAGAAATTGGGTATTAAAAATATTGGTACCATTTCATTGGACCATGATTTGGGGGACAGTGCTATGAATGAGTACCATACTAACGTATCACCTAACTTCAAATTAGATTATGGTAACATCAATGAAAAGACAGGATACGACGCAGCTAAGTTTTTGATTAATGAGTTCTACTCTCAATATCCTGAAAGATTGGATATGGATTATTGGACAAAAAAGAAAGAACCTATAATGTTTCCAATCGTGTTAACTCACTCAGCAAATCCTATTGGGTCTGCAAACATTATGGGTTATATTAATAACTTTTTAATGAACGAAGTCAAACCACAAACTTGTGTTAGACACTCAATACCACACACCGTATGACAAGTAGAATTGTAATTGATATTGAATTGACGATTGACCAACGTATTGAAATCATAGAAAAGATTGACCAACACTTTGACATTCTTGATTTTGGAATTAATTCTAATTTTAATAAGGACACTCAGGATGAAGATTTACATAAGTCAATTGACAATCTTTATCCTGGTGTTCCAAGAAAGGTAACTGCTTACTACATAATTAATAATTAAAAAATATGTTCTTCTTTATTAAAGCTTTCTTTTTCATTTGTTCCTTGGTTGTTTTATTCTGTATTGGAGTAATAATTCTTGGAGAATATTTGGCTGGTAAGTTTGAAAGTAGTAACTTTGCTAAGTGGTGGAAAAAACATATCATCACTCAAATGCCGGAAGATTATGAAGATTAAAGTAACATTGATGTCAGATACTCACACAAAGGAAAGAAATGTCCTTGTGAATGGAGGTGACCTAATTTTGCATAGTGGTGACGTTATGAATTCAGGTTACGATTGGGAAGATTTATATGACTTCTTAAATTGGTTCAGTGAGTTACCATATAAGATGAAGGTATTTGTCCCTGGTAATCACGACAGATACATTGAGGACAAACCATTTGACGCTTGGAAGATGATTCGTGAGTTTAACGACAAAGGTGTTGTTTGTTTGATTGATGACTATGTTGAGTTTGAGGGATTGAAAATCTATGGAAGTCCTTGGCAACCTGAGTTCTACAATTGGGCATTCAACTTACCACGAAACGGATGGGAGATTGAACAAAAGTGGAAAGACATTCCTGACGATACGGATATCTTATTAACTCACGGACCGGCTTGGGGTATCTTGGATACAGTTGTTAATCGTCGTGATTTTAATCTTGGATGTGAGATGCTTTCAAAACGATTGGAAACATTACATCCTTTGATTCACAACTGTGGACATATCCATTCAGGTTATGGTTATGTTGAGAAGAACGGAACACACTTCTTCAACTCATCTGTGTTGGATGAACGTTATTCTCATAGCCAAAAACCTTTTGACATTACAATTGATTTGGAAACTAAACAAATAGATATAATATGAAAAAATCAAATTTTTATGTAGTACTGTTATTTACATTACTAACAATTATGGCGACGATGGTATCTTGTACCGATGCGACGATGAGTAAGATGGGTGGATATGGAGATACCTTTACGGTTAAGGTTCTTGGACCTGACACAATTATCACCTACCATTCAACAGGCAAAGTGATTAGTGAAGAAAAATCTGATGGATATTATTTTACAAATCGTGAGAATGGAAAGTTGATTGAAGTGAGTGGTAACATCATAATCGAACAAGAATAATGTTGGCACTCGGATGTTTACTATCGGGGATATGGACAGGAATGTTCATATCCTTTTTAATAACTAAACCTTTTTATAATAAAGAAAAATAATATGGAAGATTTAAAAAAATATATTACAGAAAAAAAACAACAAGCTGAAAGGTTAAGAGATAATACTTCACAAAAAGATTATTTTAAGGGACAAGTTGAAATTCTTGAAGAAATTTTGTTATATTTACAAAATGATTGACAACATTGAATTGATTAAACCGTTATTGAACTTTGAAAACGAGGGTGATTTCTATATGCTCTACGTGTTCAAACGAAAGAAGGACCAACCTGAAGGTGAGAGGGACAATCACCAGTCAGTTCGTACCATCAAAACTTATTGTGTTGATAGTGTTGAGTATTTGGAAAAACGATATGATGAGATTAAACAATTGTGTGAAATGTTTAAAGCTCGTGCATATATCCATGTTCAGAAACAAAACCATAAGGATGTCTCTTTGGAAATGATGGTGTCTTTGGCTGAAAGAATTCGTAACGGGCAGACTAATCAGAAAGGTTTATTTGATTCAGTTGTTGGACAGATTAAAACCTATGAAAAGAGATGGATTGTTGATGTTGATAGTAAGGATAACAAAGAGTTATTAAAGGTTAAACTTGTAATTGATAGTTGTCCTCCTTTTGGGAAGGATAAAATCATAAGTGAAATTCCAACCAAAAATGGTTATCATCTTATCACTGAAAGATTTGATGTGACGGAGTTCAGCAAACATTATCCTGATGTTGATATTCAGAAAAAAAATCCAACTTTATTATATATCCCTAATTCATTATGTTAATTTCATTTATCATTATCTTCATCCATTGGATTGCCGACTTTGTATTACAAACTGACTGGCAAGCTCAAAACAAAAGTAAAAACAACTTTGCATTGTTAAGTCATACATCAAATTATTCAATGGTGTGGTTGTTACCTATGTGTCTTATCTTTGGTAAAATGAAAGAAGGTGCAACAACCGAATGGATTATTTGGTCAACACTTTATTTTGGAATGATTACTCTTGTTGCTCATACAATTACTGATTATTTTACCAGTCGTTTGAATAGTAAGTTGTGGTCATCAGGTAAAGTTCATTACTTCTTTGTCAGTATTGGTTTTGACCAAGTGTTACATTATGGTCAGTTATTTTTGACGTATTATTATTTGTTAAATCGTTAATTTTTTTGTATATTTGTCAAATGAATGAAGTTCTAAACAAATATTTTGAGGAAGGGTTGGTGTATCTACAAGTACATCCGACTCTTCCTTTGACTATATGGAACTATACCGAGACTGTTCAGTACGAAGGTAAGTGGGATGAGGTTACCCTACAAACTCGTGGGTTAGTCACTGACAACAAAGGTAAAGTTGTTGCCCGACCATTTAAGAAGTTCTTCAATATGGAGGAAGGTAAACACACTGAAACTCCTGACTTTGACGTTTACGATAAGATGGATGGTTCTTTAGGAATATTATTTAACTACGAAGGTGAGTGGGTAATGGCGACTCGTGGTTCTTTTACTTCTGACCAAGCGGTTAAAGGGTTTGAGATGTTACAGAAATATGACTATCAAAAACTACATAAGGACTACACTTACCTATTTGAAATAATATATGATGAGAATCGTATCGTTGTGAAATACCCATACGAAGATTTGGTATTACTTGGGATGATAAACACTGAAACTGGATATGAGGTTGATTTGTATGGTGAAGGTGTTGATGTTAGATTTAAGAACTTAATCAATAACCTTGGTTTCAAAGTTGTTAAAAAATACGATGGAATTCGGGATTATTCCGAATTGAAGGGAATGATAAAGCATGATGAGGAAGGGTTTGTTGTTCGTTTCTCTAATGGTGATAGAATGAAAGTTAAGGGTGAGGAGTATCTTCGTCTACATAAGATAATGACCAATGTTTCTACCACTGCGGTGTGGGAAATGTTGAGTGAGGGTAAAGATGTGTTGGAGTTATTGAAAGATGTCCCTGATGAATTTTATCAAAAGATAAAGATGTATGTTGCGGATTTAAGATACCATCACTATCGTTATGGGGATTATGCTTACAAGATATATTCATACTTCCGTTATGGTAAGTATGGGGACAGAGAAACTGAACCATCAAAGAAGGAGTTTGCGTTACACCTACAAGGAAATGATACACACCCAAAGATAAAAGCATTATGTTTTTTGATGTGGGATGGAAAGAGTACTGATAAAGTAATATGGAATTATTTAAAACCCGAATATAAAAAGTTATGAAAAAAATTATCTTCTCATCAACCACACTTATCCTTTTGGTTGTTGGAACCATTATGTCATTACTAATAATCTCATCTTATCAAAAAAGTAATGGGTATTGGTATAAAGAGGCTCACTATGCCATTAAAGTTGAGAGACACGTCCCAAGAAATGTTCACGAAGAAATGAACTTGTATTATGACATTACACTTGAGAATGGTGTAACTATGAAGTCACTCAAACACGTATCTGTTGGTGATACAATTTATTTTGATATGTATAAAGTTGGAAAATAAAAATTGTTGTTGTATCTTTGCACAATGAAAGCAAAACTTGAATTTGATTTAGATGACTTTGATGACAGAATGGCTCACATGCGTTGTGTAAAGGCGACTGACATGGCATCTATCTTGTTTGAAATGACTACCAATGCCCGTAAAAGAATAACTATGGGTTATGATGGGACTGATGAGTATTACAGAGGAGTTGATGTTGTTTTTGAAAAGTTACGAGAACTAATGGAAGAACATAATATTGATATAGACGAATTAATAAGATGATGACAAAATTTGCTAACACTTTCATTGAAAGTATGGAAAAATTGATAAACCGTCAAAGATGGTATTGGAAGACTTGGGACTTTTTCAGATATGACATACCAAGATTTTTCCGTAATCTTTGGTTGTTCCGTAAGAACTTATGGAATCACACTTGGTATAATGGTGACGGCTCTATCTTACCTTGGGTGAAAACTGCGGTTGATGATATGGCTTACAAAATGGAGAGATATGGACACGAAATTAGTGAGAGTCGTATGAAGAAAGTTGAAAAGATGAAACGACTTTCATACCTGATTGATGTTTGTGTTCACGATTCTTTTATTGATGTTGCTGAGAAGGAATTGGGAATGGAAATGATTTACCACGAGTGGGAGTTTGTACCTGCGGAAGGATACGAGGACTCTTATGAACTTGTGGACAAAGATACTCCTGAAGAGAAAGAACATAACGGTAAAATTATAAATAGAGCACACGAAATTCAGAAAGAATATTGGGAAGAACTTTGTTATATTATTAAAGGACCTGACTACGACTCAATCCGAGAGTCAGGTGAAGATTTTTATGAAAAACTTGATGGAAGTGACATTAGAGGTTGGTGGGATTAAAAATTATTAATATATTTGAGGTATGATTTTAAGAATTGAAAAAGATATAAAGGGAGTATTCCCAAACATTTGGATATGTTCTGACCCGCACTACAACCACAAAAACATTTGTAGAGGGACGACTAATTGGAGAACTGAGGACAATCAGGTACCTGAAGAACAAACTCGTGACTTCCCAACACTTGAAAGGATGAACGAGTCAATCCTAAATGGGATTAACTGGAATGTTGGACAGGACGATGTATTGATTTGTCTTGGTGACTGGTCATTTGGTGGGTTTGAGTTTATCAAACAATTCCGTGATAGAATTGTATGTAAGAATGTTCACTTGGTATTGGGTAACCACGACCATCACATTGAAAGAAACAGGGAGAATATTAAATCAATATTCAGTTCTGTTTCAGAATACTTACGAATTGTTGTGATGGAACCTGTGAAGAAAAACGAATCAAAGCGTCACGAGTTCGTATGTATGCACTACCCAATCCAAAGTTGGGATGGATTAAATAAAGGGATTATTCACCTTCACGGACATGTTCACTTACCAAATGAAAGAAAGTTTGGTAAAGGAAAGAAAATGGATGTTGGGTTTGATGGACATCCTGAATTTCGCCCTTATAATTTGCTCAGGGAGATTGTACCACTAATGAATAAACGAGAGATGTTGTCGGACATGCCAAACGACCATCATCTTGAAAGATTGTTAAACGCTGATAAATAATATGATTGAAAGGCTGATTAAAAACAGAACTCCATATCTCGGTAAGATAAAATTGAAGTTTGAGAAACATCCATACTATTCAAGTAGTCAGGATGGTAAATTAAATAAAGTTCACCTTAATTTAGGGTTCACCAAATTGGTTTCTAGGTTCATACCAAATAAAGTTATGGACGGCTCAAATGTTGACCCTGAAAAAGTTAAGTTGATTGAGAAATATACTGGTGGTGTTATCGGAACGCATTCTTTTGGAAAGGATGATGAATACACTTTGGAGGATTCCTTTTTAACAAAGGACGGAAAATACATTGGTGGTATTGATACTGCTTGGTGGTATTTTAATAACGGAATGACTGTTTGTGAAGAATATCCACACGGGGTTGCAGTTGCTTGGAACACTCCAAGATTGGAGGACACCGTAGTTAATGGTCAAGATGGGATTAAAGGTTATTATGGTTACACTCATCGTGGTGGAGCTTTGTTTACAATCGGTGATAGAATCTTTGATGAGAAGTATAATCCAGTTGTTGAAGATTACAATGAGAAAGAGTTTAAAAAGTGGTGGAAAAAATACACCAAGTCATATAAAAAGGGTGATGACTTTGATAAAAAATGGATTTATAATGAGGGAATTAAATCAGTAATACCATTCAACAAACGAGGAAAACATATGATTAAAAATTGGTCAGACGCAAGAACTGCGGCGATTAATATGTCAAAATATCTATCATAATGACAGGTAAAGTATATAAAACAACAAAGGGTTGGTTCGTTGAAACTAAAACCAATGAAATCATACCAGTACACCCAAAAAGTGAATTGGATGAAAAAAATAGTGGTAATAAAGTTGACTTTGATATTGTTGAAGAAGACAATAATGGAATGAGTTATACTGAGACATATGTACTAATAAAATATGCAAAAATACTATGAAAATAATACCATTCTTTGATTTAACTTGGAGTGACGATTTCAAGCAAGTTGGGTTAATTCCAACAATCTTTGTAACTAAAAGTTATGGAAACCGATATAACCTATGTGTAAACTTTTTATGTTTTGATTTTGGATTATGGATAATAAAAAGAAAATAAACGTCATTGAAGATTTAAAGGGTAAGTATGAATATTACCTTACTGTTGGTAAACTCAAAAAGTTTTTGGAGGAACATCCCGAACTACCTGATGATGCACTTGTTCTAACCCAAAGGGTTGAAGATGTTTATTACGAAAAGAATGGATGGGGAGTTGTTTTGAAGGAAGGTGAACATTATGATAATGTTAGAACTTATAACATCCGAATGGAAGAAGAAATCCGTAGAAGAAAGAACGGAGAACACCCAAAGTATGATATGGAAGACCCATCAAAATATATTCAGGAATTAACTGATGATTTAAAAGACCAATATCATCCGGCTTTCTGTTGTTTGAAATATAAGGATGATGATAATCTTTATTTGGATTTACATTATTAATTCGTATATTTGCATTATGAAAACACTTTATATCGTAAGAGGTTTACCAGGAAGTGGGAAAAGTACTTTCGCACAAACACTTGAATGTCCTGTATTTGAAGCTGATATGTTCTTTGTTAACTCACAAGGTGTATACAACTTTGACTTTACAAGAATTAAAGATGCGCACGCTTGGTGTCAGGAAATGGTTGAGGACCATATGTTCAATCAACACGAGAAGATTGCCGTGTCAAACACATTCACACAGGAGTGGGAAATGAAATCGTATTACGATATGGCAAATACATATGGGTACAAGGTATTCTCAATCGTTGTTGAGAATCGTCACGAAGGAGAGAATGTTCATGGAGTTCCTGCCGACAAGTTGGAAATAATGAAAAACCGTTTTGAAATAAAACTTTAAAAAAGTTTTGGTATTTATAAAAAACGCAGTATATTTGTATTGTGAATCTCGGATGAAAATGACAGCACTTGAACGAATGAGTCAGGTCCTTAATACACTCAAAAAGTGGTGTCCGAGTGGGTAAGTTGGTCCAACCCTACCAACCGTATCAGAACGAAAAACTGAAGCCCTCACAGAAATGTGGGGGTTTTTAATTTCTTGGGTTTGGATATAATTTTAATTTGGATTGGTATTTTTTACCATAGAACTGCGCTCCCTTAATTTGGGTAACTAATGTAAGGTCATATCTTGGATTTTTACCGTATTGTTTGTCGAACTTAACAATCATATGGTAGTTTGAACCATCGGCAGATGACATCTCAACGATATCATTATCTTTAATTCTTCCTATTAGAATTTGTTCGGCAATTTTGTCTCTGTTATTATATATTAAATCAATTCCTTCTAATGTATTAGGATTAACTATTTTTGGGTCGTAGTGTTTACCCTTTTCTTTATATTCAGGGTCCGACAATCTATAGATTCTTTTAATGTAGTGTTCTTTAGGGTTAATTACAAACTCAACAGTTTTATCTTCACCTGTTCTTTTATCTTTGAAGTTACCCACAAATGGATTAATTCTTCTCAATCTACGAGAAATGATTTCTTTACTAATATTTAACTCAACAGGGTTGATTTGTTCTTTTAATAAATCATTAACATTACCAACAACTTTTATTTCAACTTTGTTATTAACGAATTCTCTTAATATTTCTCTAATTAACAATTCCATTGTTAAATAAATATTTATGATTTAGTTTGGTGGAGTAAATATTTCACCATATATTTGTAGAACCAAAATGATAACACAATCTTTAAAACATAGAACAATGAAAACTATTGAGGTTACAATGCAAGAGATATGGATGGCGACTCGTCCAATCGTTCAAAAGAGTAAGAAGGACTATACTCGTAAGCGTAAACACAAGAACCAATCTTGGGATAAGAATGACTAACGAGTATATTATCTGTGCGGCGATATGGTATAAAGAATTACCGACACAAACATTCTTACCAAAGAACCTTGATAAAGGTGTGGTAGTTTGTGGACACAGACACGGACATTGTATTGACATAATGAAAACACTTGGTCAGTTACGAAGTGTTGTTAAGGGACCTGATTCCGTTGGTGATTACGAACAGGGATTCCTTTCAAATAAAAACAAATTCTACGACAGGTTCGAATCAATGAGGTTAGCAATTGAGGCTGGTCAAGTGGAATATGACAAACTGTATAACCCAAGGATAGGGTTATTCTCCGAAGATTTATATTAAGACAAACCCATCGAATTCGATGGGTTTTTTGTTAACATATAATTCATATTCTATTAATACTCCATGTCTTTACTTTTCTATTTATTGGTATGGAATTAAACAAACTTCTTACCATAGTTATTCCTTGTAAAAACGAGGGAAAGACAATAGACCAAACATTAACTCTGTTAAATTTCCAAGAGGGAATTGAATATGTTAGAGTTATTGTTGCGGATAACTCTGATGATGATTATACGACATATCATTTAGAACAAAGAAACAGGGATTACTTTGACCTGAGGATAATACAAGGAGGGTTACCTTCCAAAGCAAGGAATAACGGAGCTGAACAATCTGAAACACCATACATTCTATTTTTAGATTCGGATATATTTTTGAATGACCCAAAGTTAATCAAAGGTTGTTTAGATAACATGGTTAATGGGAGATTGGACTTGGTAACCTGTAAAGTTAGAAGTTCAACAGGTAAATACAATTATGTTTTCAGGGTATTTGATTTAATCCAAATAGTTTTCAGATTAATTACACCATTTTGTTTAGGTGGGTTTATGATGGTCAGAACTTCAACGTTTAATAGAATTGGAGGTTTTGATGAATCGGCCAAAGTTGCTGAGGATTATCTGTTTTCAAAACAAATAAAGACAAACAAGTTTAAAATTTATGACTCAGTTGTTTTAACACCACCAAGAAGATTTGAAAACAAAGGACTTTGGTATATGACAAAGTTAATGATTGGTTCATTTTTAAATCGTAATAATAAAAGTTTCTTTGAAGATGGTCAAAATTATTGGGGATGAATAACTATAAGACAATTATAATGAGTGATTTACATCTTGGAGCAAGACAATCACAAACAGATAAGATAATAGAATTCTTGGATAATAATTCTTCTGATATATTAATATTAAATGGTGATATTATTGATGGGTGGGCACTTAAAGGTAACGGTAAATGGACACCAAATTGTACCAAAATATTCAGAAAATTTATGAAGATGTCAGAGAAAGGAACTAAGGTTATTTACATACGAGGTAATCACGATGATTTTTTAAAGGATTTTATCCCATTCAAATTAAATAACATAAGGATTGTTAGAAAATATGTATATGTTGGTATTGATGGTAGAACTTATTTTTGTTTTCACGGAGATGTTTTGGACTTTGTAATTATGGAGGCAAGGTGGTTAGCGGTGATTGGTGGATATTCTTACGATATTGTCATTAAGTTCAATACGTTTTATAATAAGGTACGAAAGTGGTTTAATTTACCATATCATTCTTTAGCAAATACAATTAAACAATCTGTTAAAGGGGCTATTAACTTTGTATCTGATTTTGAGACAAATGCTAAAGCGCTTGCCAATCAAAAGGGATATGACGTTGCGGTATGTGGACATATCCATCAGCCAAAGATGGAAATTGATTATATGAATTCTGGAGATTTTTGTGAAAATTCAACATGTTTGGTTGAACATTTTGATGGAACATGGGACATAATTAATATGTCCTAATTAAAGTTTTATTATATTTATAAAATATGACAAAAAATACAAAAATATATTTACTTCTATCAATTATCATAATGTCTGTTTTCTTTGTCGTTAAAACATCTGTTTTACTTGAAATTCAGGAATCAACAAGAGTAACAAGAGGTGTTGAATATATTTGTTTCTTACTATTTATCCCACTTTTCACATTAATAATTCGTGGAATCACTGGTGAGCAAACCAAAAAACTTGACGAGACAGATAAGTTTATTGACAAAGCCGCAATTATATCCATCACAGATAGAAAAGGTAGAATAACTTATGTTAACGATAAGTTTGAACAGGTTTCAGGATGGAAACTTGAAGAAGTTATTGGTAAAGACCACTCAATCGTAAACTCTGGGTTACAACCTGATGGATACTGGGGTAAGATGTATGAAACGGTTATGAAGGGTGAGATATGGAATGACATTGTTTGTAATAAAGCTAAGGATGGTAGTTTATATTATGTTGATACCTATATTAGAGCTAGATTTGATGCTAATGGTAAATTAGAAGGGTTCTCCTCCATTAGACAAGACATTACCGATTTAAAGACAAAAGAATTGGATATTAGAAACAGAATGAACGCTATTAACAAATCTAATGCGGTGATTGAGTTTGATTTATCAGGGAATATAATTTACGCTAACCAAAACTTTTGTAATGTTATGGGTTATACTCTAAAAGAATTAAAGGGGAATCACCACCGTATATTCTGTACGGAAGAATATTCAAAATCAGATGAGTATAAAGAATTTTGGTCTAAGTTAAAAAATGGAGACTTTGTATCTGCACAGTTTAATAGAATTAAAAAAAATGGTGAAGAAATTTGGTTACAGGCAACATATAATCCAATTTTTGACAATAATGGACAGTCAGTTAGAGTTATGAAAATTGCGGTAGATATTACCGACAAAGTTTTACAATCAAAAGAGATTGAAAGAAAAAATACCTATTTAGAACATGCTGCTAAAATATTAAGACACGACATGCACTCTGGTATTAACACATATATGCCAAGAGGTGTTAACTCATTAGAAAGAAGATTAACTCAAGAAGATATAGTTAATCTTAAAATTGAAGCCCCACTTAAAATGATTAAGGAGGGACTTAAACATTCACAGAAAGTTTATAAAGGTGTTTATGAGTTTACCAATCTTGTTAAGAAAGATGTGGTACTAAATAAAGACGAGTGTAATATCAAAGTGATTCTTGACGATTACTTATCATCAACGGCATATGCTAGTCAGGTAATATTAGATGATAATCTACCAACAATTGAATTGAATGAACCATTGTTCTGTACCGCGGTGGATAACCTAATCAGAAATGGTTTAAAGTATAACGACTCAGCAACAAAGTTTGTTAAGATATATTCTGAGGGTGATTTCATTTATATCCAAGATAATGGCAGAGGAATTACTCAAGAGGATTTTAATCATTTATCTAAACCTTATACAAGAAAAGAAGGACAGAAAGAATCAGGAACTGGTTTGGGTCTCAATATCTGTGTTGCAATTTTAGAAGAGCACGGATTTGAAATCACTTGTGAAAAAAATAAAATTGGAACTAAAATGAAAATTAAAATAAAATGAGAAAGGTATTGTTAGTATTATTATTTGTGTTGTTTGGAATGATATCCTATTCACAGACAAAATACCCAATTAAAACCATCTTCAGAGGAGATTCTGTTGTTATTTTAACAATTCAGCAATCTGACAATATTAATAAGATGATTGAAAAAAACTCAAGATTAATAAAAGAAAATAATGCGAAAGTTCAGGAGTATGTGGGTAGAATTAAAGTACTTGAACAAGAGACTAATAACCAAAAAGCTGATATTGATAGTTTGTCTAACGCTCTATTAGAGTGTCTGAATAGTTTAGAAGTGGTGCAGTATAATTCAGATACATTATTAAAGCAATATGATGAATTAAACCTAACAATCTATGAAATGGCGGTTGGACCAACACTTCTCTATACATTACCTCCATATAAAGATGTTTTATTTTTAAATCTTAAACATTTCAATATGTTTATTGATTCCGATGGGTCATTAATACTTGAACGTATGACTCCGTCTCAAATGAAAAAATACGATAAGTGGAGAGAGACATATGGAAATGAATCTTTAATGTATATTGATTATCAAAAAGTAATTAGGTTCCGAAATTTCCAAGACGAATTACTTGAAAGAGTTATATGGAAAAATAAATTTAATTACGATAGTAAATGAAAAGAATAATTATTGTTTTACTCACACTATTTTGTTTCATTAATGTTAACGGACAAGATACTTTAATTGATGGAATTAACGCAAGTTGGATAGACCCTGAAACTCAAACAGACAGTATGGTTGTATCTGAAATGAGAATTAGGGATTTAATTCCTGATAAGATTATACCAAGTTGGATTGAACCTGATAAAATATTTGACAACCCAAAAGAATTAAGTCAGGAAGATGTGAAACTTTTGGAAGCGGATGTTAAATTTATGACTGACCTTCCACAGAGTTATGATGAGTTACCTAAAGAAGATTTACAGAAAGTATTAACTCAAATTGACAATAAGATTACTGAATTAAGACAAGAGATTGATAATTTAATTAAGGCAAGAGCAAACGAGGAACTTATTAAAACAAAGAAAGGAACATTAACTGGATTAGAAAAGGAAAAGAATATCATCAACTTAACATTAACAGGTGGTGAACTTAAAGACGCAAATGGTAACTTGATTGGGCAGAACGATGAGTTAAAGATACAACAGGACAAACTTAAAAGATATCTTTATATTGCGTTAAGTGGTTTGGCGTTACTTGGTTTAGTAGTTGCGGTTGTGTTACAAAGAAAGAGAATACAGGTTCAAGACGTTGAGATTGAAGAACAACTTAATGATATTGCCAAGAAGAATAGTTACCTGGAACACGCAGCTAGAATCATCAGACATGATATGCACTCCGGTATTAACACATATATGCCAAGAGGTATTACATCATTAGAAAAGAGATTAACTACTGAAGACATCCAAAGATTAAAGATTGAGGGTGCGTTAAAGATGGTTAAAGAAGGGTTAAGTCATACACAAAGAGTATACAAGAGTGTTTATGAATTCACAAATCTTGTTAAACAAAATGTGGTATTGAATAAAACTTTGGTTAACACTAAAGATTTGATATGGAAATACATTTCACCAAATTCTTATAGTTCACAAGTTGAGATATCCGATTTAACCGATATGGAAGTTAACGAAACTTTATTCTGTAATGCGGTTGAAAACTTAATTAAGAATGGACTGTCATATAATGATAGTGAAGTTAAAAGAGTTAAAATATATAACGAAGAAGAATATTTAATAGTTGAGGACAACGGTAGAGGGTTCTCACAAAAAGATTTTGAAAAACATTTAACAAAGTATTCAAAGAAGGCGGATGTCACTGGTGACGAAAAGGGTCTTGGATTGAATATATGTGTTGCGATATTAGAAGAGCATGGTTTCAAATTAACTTGTGAGAAAATTGAAAGTGGGACCAAAATGAAAATAAAAATAAAATAAAAGAGAAAGAAAAAAATGATTGATTCAATCTTATTAGTGGATGACGAGGATTTATTCCACTTGGTTTTTGAGGACAGTTGCTCCTTGTTAGACATTACATTGTCATTAAAGAGTTTGAATAGTTCAGACGAAGCTGCTAAATTATTTGCCGATTGGCAGAAGAAATCTGACGGAAGACCAGAGTGTGTTTTTGTTGATTTAAACATTATAGGTTCATCATTTGATGGTATTGAGCTTATCCGTAAGGTTAACTTTGAATATGGTAACCACGTAGTGATTGGTATTATATCTTCAAGTAATGAACCTGAAGAACAGGCTAAAGCAGTTCAGGCGGGAGCTCAGTTTTGGATTATTAAGTCCGATGATATTGAACCAAGATTGGAAGAATTCAAAAAAGATTACGAAGGATACAAAAACAGAACCGCACCGTTTAAAGTTTACAAATGATTGTTTTAAGTAAAGATACTAAAAAAGAACTAATTGAACTCCTTCAATCCAAGAACATTGGGTTGGAGGGGAACATAGTTAAACTTATTGACCCTGAGGGTGATGATGAGTTTAAAACTTATTTAAAACAATGTGTTGATAAAGATATTGCTGCGAGGAGAAAACGTTTGGAAATGACAAAACAAGTCCAAACACAAAATGCTGAATTAACCAAACTTAATGAGGCCAATCAGACAATGATGGAAGAACTCCAAGAAACATTAAAAAATGTTGAGGAGTCAAAACTAACATTTGAAGTTCAAAACAGAGAACTAAATGAATGGAAACAAGAGAATTTAAGATTGACAGATGAGCTCCAACAGGAAATGGCTAAATCAGAACAAGCAAGAATTATTGCTGAAAACGCAAAGAACGAAGCGGAAAACAATTTAGATTTAATTCAAAAGAAAACTCAATTTGAGTTGATTAACAATATTGTTAGAGTTGCTCTTTATGTAATCATTGGTGTTGGAACCATAACCACTGGAATATATGTTTATTCTATGACAATAGGGATGGATACTGACATCATCGGTTCCACTTGGAGTAATATGTTTGGTATCCTGTTAACAAACAGTTTCAGTATAGTGGGAACAATACTTGGGGTGAAGTATGGAGCGAGTCCTAACAAAGAAGATAAATAAAAAATAAAAATAAAAAAAATGAGTAGATTAAAAAGAATGTTATTTGGAGAAACACCATACGTTAAGGTGGAAGATAAAAACCGTTTCTATTATATGTTGCAACAGATGCAATCTAATAGATGGAAAATTACAGGGATTATTTTATTCTTGTTCTTTTTCATAATTTTTGGTATCAATATGGCAGTTATGTTCCAAGTTGAGATTGCTGAAAACTGGAAAGAAATGTTGTTGATTTTATTTGGAGCCTTTGTAGGTAACTTGAATAAGGTTGTTGACTATTGGTTCAACTCTGAAGACAGAGATAAGATGCTAATCCAAAAGGTTGATGAAGAAGACGGAAGTAGTTTATCAAATGTAAGTGAATTCCCAACAACCCCAAGACCTCCACAGGAACCAATTATTATTGTAAGACAGGAACCAACTCCTGAACCTGCACCGTATGTGGAACCTGAGGTATATAATGAAGAAGTGTTACCATATGAAGAACCACTACCGTATGAGGAACCATTGATAGATGAAGGGGAAGAAACCCCACCATCAGAAGAAGAAAATATATAATAAAAGAACCCGGTTGACATACCGGGTTTTTTAATTTACATTTATATTATGAATAAAAAATATAAAATACTTTTTGTTATTTGTGCGGTGTTGTTAATACTAATATCTACACTAATAATTTTGCGTAAACCAAATACTGAACCTGTAACTCCCAAAAATGAATTTAAAATTCATAAAAATATTACCGAACCTACCATTGTTGATACTCTAATAGCTGCGGAACCCAAAAGTAATGTTTGGCCAATTAGAGTGGAAAGTGTTCAAAAATCATATGAAAAGAATACACCTAAATGGCAAGTAATTGCTGAGAATGGTTTGATGTATTATACTAATAAGAAACCTAAGGTTGGTGATATTGCATTTTATATTAACGATAATGATGATATAACTGATAAATATGGTAGAGTGGAAAGAACAAGATAAGGATAACTTTATTGGACTATACAAGAATTACATTCTTCGGGTAGAACAGATGGGGTCACAAAAATGGTGGTGGGCAGTGTATAAGGATAATGAGGACTTATGTTATGACAACCCTTTTACAAGAAACGCTGAATATGGAAAAAAACTTGCAGAACAATGTGTCCGAGAGGACGAAAGTGGGAGTTAGATTCCCTAATGAATCTTTTTTTGAGGAGATAGAAATTAATATTGTAAATTTTAAACCCGATAAACATTTTTCTGACGAAATTTTTGGGTGGTATAACGGCACTTACATCTCAATAAAAAAATAGCATTTAGTCTTTTTTATAATATTTATTATAAAAATTAAACATTATGTTATTAAAAATTGGTTCAAACGGAGAAGATGTAAAGAAACTCCAAGCAAAATTAGGATTAACTGCCGATGGTATTTTCGGTAACGGAACTGCTGCCAAAGTTAAAGAATGGCAAGCATCAAACGGATTAACCGCTGACGGTATTGTTGGTGAGGGAACTTGGTCAAAGATGTTTGGGGTTACGACTCAACAATCTCAGGTGATAAAAGAAGATGTTGTAATTCCTGTTAGTTCAGAGTTTAAATTACAGAATTTGAAGGGACATATTCCTGATGCAGTAATTGCTCAAATTCCTGACACTGCTAAGAAATTTAATATTACTAATCCTTTGAGATTGGCTCATTTTTTAGCTCAGTGTGGTCATGAGTCAGGTGGATTTAAGGCAGTACAAGAGAATTTAAATTATTCTGCAGATGGACTTAAAAAAATCTTTGGTAAGTATTTTCCTGGAAATCTAAATGAATCATACGCAAGACAACCTGAAAAGATTGCATCTCGTGTTTATGGTGGAAGAATGGGTAATGGTGATGAGTCAACAGGTGAAGGATTTAAATTTCGCGGCAGAGGATATATCCAATTGACTGGAAAATCAAACTATACGAACTTTGCAAAATTCATTGGAGAGGATACAGTATCTAATCCTGATTTAGTTGCTACCAAATATCCATTGGCCTCTGCGGCATTTTTCTTTGACTCTAACAAACTTTGGTCTATTTGCGATAAGGGTGCGGATGACGCCACAGTAACTGCGGTAACTAAAAGAGTTAATGGAGGTACCATTGGATTACCTGATAGAATTAAACACTTCAAAGAATATTACAATTTATTAAAATGAGAAAATTTATACAAAATAAAATTGCCGATATTAAGAAGTTTTCTTTCGCTGAGATGACATCAAACTCAAACGGAAAAACATCTGGAAGTGGGACTATGGGTATCTATATAACTGCGATAGGTGGTATTTGTTTCTTAATGGGATGTGTTGATAAAATGTTTTTAAATAAAGATATTGATGTTATAACACAGTCAATAATCTTCACAGGTATCGGAGCAACTCTTTTAGGGTACAGAAAATCAAAAGATAATACTGAAGTAATTGTAAAAGAAGAATCAAATGAAGAAATCATTAATTAAATATTGGAAAGAAATAACTATTGGACTAGTTTTTATTTCTATGTTGGTCACTATTATTGTTTTATTTAATAAACCACAAGTTACTGTAACTATTGAAGACACTAAGAGAATTGAGATGTTAAGAGACTCAGTTAATGTTTTAAACAGACAGATGAGTGATTTAAGAGTTGCTTATGATAATAAACAAGGTGAAGTAATCACCAAAATTAAATACATTAAAGAAGAAAATGCTAAAGAAATTAGTAATCTTGGCAAGCTTAATCTTGTTCAGCGTGACAGCGTTTGGTCAAGTTTTGAAGCCCCATAGAATTGTATATGAAGGTGACACAGGAGTGTTCTTCAATAAACAACAAGAGTTACTGTTGTTAACCATTATTAAAACTGAAAAGTCCCAAAAGAAAGAGATTGAACAGTTATATATTTACAAAAATAATTGTGATGACCAACTATTAAAAGAACAAAAACATTCTGAGGACTTAAATCGTGCGTTTACAAGTATGGAGACAGAAGCTAAAACACAAAGAGATAAGTACCAAGAAGAGGTTGTCAAACATACTGAGACTAAATTGAAACTTGAAAAACAAGAAGGTAAAGTAAAAACCTTTAGAAACATTGCAATTGCTGAGGGTATTGGTTTAATTGGTATACTTTTTTTAGTTTTACGTTGATTATATAATCAATATTTCTTATTAATTCTTTTATGAAAATTTTAGTAACAGGTGGACTCGGTTTTATCGGGTCCAATTTTTTTAATCATATGAAAGAAAAATACCCAAATTATGAGTTGGTTATTTTAGATTCTGAAACATATGCGTCAGATAAGAAAAATATTAAAGACCATTTTAGAACTAGAATTATAAGTTTTGATATTCTTGAAAGGGACAGACTATTCAAGTTTTTTGAAAATTATAAATTTGATGTTGTGGTACATTTTGCGGCTGAATCACATGTAGATAATTCAATTAGTAATCCATTAAAATTTGTTAATACAAATATTGTTGGAACTATAAATTTATTAGATGCTTCATTGAAAAATAACATTAAATTATTTTATCACATATCAACTGATGAAGTTTTCGGACATCTTGGACCGACAGGTTCATTTGATGAAAAAACATCCTACGACCCAAGAAGTCCATATGCTGCTTCAAAAGCATCGTCTGACCATTTTGTTAGGGCTTATTACCATACGTATAATTTACCGATTATCATTTCGAATTGTTCGAACAATTATGGGCCAAATCAACATGATGAGAAATTCATACCTACTGTCATTAAAAAAATATTGAAAGGGGAAAACATTCCAATATATGGTAATGGAACAAATGTTAGAGATTGGTTATTTGTAATGGACCATGTTGATGCTATTGATAGAATATTACATAATGGTAAAATTGGTGAAACTTACTGTGTTGGTGGAGATAATGAAATAAGTAATATTAGATTGGCTAAAATAATTTGTGATAAAATTGATAATTTAAAAGATTGGGAACAAAATTCTCATGAGTTAATTACTTTTGTTGAAGATAGAAAAGGGCATGATTTTAGGTACTCAATAGATTATTCAAAGTTAAAAAAGACACTTGCTTGGGAGCCAAAAACTAATTTTAGTGATGGAATTGATATTACCATAGATTATTATGTTAAAAAATTTGGTGAAGAAAAAAATTTAAACTAAATTTGTAAAAAATAAAAATATGAAAGGAAGAACATCTTTAATGGATATCATTTTAGTTAGTGTTATTGGTTATTTTGTTTTGAGGTCAATTAAGTTACTCAAAAATGACCCAAATAATACATCTGCAGAATCCAACGTAATGAAAATGTTGGAAAAAATATCAGACAAAATTAAGTAAAATCAAAAAAAAGTATTATCTTTGTAAAATGAAACGAGGAATAAAACTAATTCACCCTGATTTTGGGACTATAATTGATAAGGAGTTTTCGGACAAAATACAGTTCAAACTTTTTATGGATTTACTTAATTTATCATTAAACAATGATAGGGTGTTCAGTATATATGATGGTAAAGACGATTTATTCCACATCCCAAATCACATAGTTAAACAATCAATTATTTTTACTTACTAATATGAAAAATTTACTTTTTATTTTATTTGTTTTGGTTGGATTGACTTCATGTGTTAAAGATGAGGAATATAATACAAATATTTCTCCATATCAGAACTATGATGTAACTATTGATGAAAGTCAAATGAATGTACCTGGATTTAGTAATACTACTTGGGTCATTACTCAAATAACTTATACTAATTTTATCTCTGAGGAAAGAACTGATACATTAACATTTACTGTTCAAAATAACTACTCATTTAATAGTCAACCGTCTACGTACTATTTTTACTCAACTCCATCCAACTATAAATTGGAATTATATGATACACCTTGGGGTAATTTAGTTGGTACGTTGTATAATTACAATATGAATTATGGTGTGATTGAAGGTTTAACATTTGTTGATTTGATGGATAACACTAAAACTTATAAAGTTTGGATGTATAAATTGTAAAGTCTTTGTTTTACAAAGTGGTGGACTGACTCTATCCGAGTTGGGCTCTTACGAAGGGTGTATTTTTACACCCTTTGTTATATTTATATGATATGGCTAAAATTAAAATTACACAAAAACAATTAGATAAGATTAGAGAGTCTATCGGTACCAATCATGATGGGAACAAGATGACTAAACAACAATTGTTCACAATTGCGACTCTTGCTTATAAAATGTGGGAGAATCTATCTGATGACGACCAATTAGAGGATTGGATGACTTCAAAAGTTGCTCAGACCGAACAAAGTATAATTGCTGTCACTAAGGCTTATTTTTATGATGAGGTTGAGGAGAAAATTGATGGGATGAAAACTTTGAATCCTGGTGATATTGTTATTGGTCAATAATTTGATTCTTCACTAATTCCGCATTATCTTTGTGGGGTGAAGAAGTATATCCACGTAAATCAACACAAAATAAGGGCTAACAAAAAGAACAATACGTTAGACCCTGTCATTACCATTAAAGAAGGTAGAAAGAACACATATTGTTCCGAGGTTGAAATCTTGGGACCTAGTCGTGTTGTGTATGGTGGTAATGATAAAACATTACTATCTTGCGGTGCTCGTGTGATTATTGAAACTGAATCTGAAATAAATATAATACGATGAATAGACAAAATAATGAAACTGATTTGACAGGTTTGGTAATAATGATTATTGTTTTCACAATTACACTTTTGGTAACTTTATTTTCAGTTTAATATGGCAACATTAGAGACACAATATTGGAATTTTTTAGAAAAAAATCCTAAATCTACTCTTACATTTGAGGAGTGGAAACAAAAATGGGCCGATGATATGGGACCCATATTTGAAAAATTAAATAATCCACCAATTGAATGGAACCTATATCAGAGATATGCAGATAGTTTCATAGGTTACGAGGACATCCCAAGTTTTGAATGGTTTAAACACGAACTGGAACACAATGAAGAGTTCAGGGAGAAGTATGGGGATGAAGACTCCATATATTGTCCTGTATGCTCGGGATGTGGTGAAGATGGTTGTTGTAAGGTAACAATGTGTAAAATGAGTCCTGATGGGAGTTATTGTGAAACTTACTTAAAAGATTTGAAGGTTGCGTATAAGATGGACGAGTGGTTTATGTTAAATTTGTATGAGTCATTGACCGAAGAACAACGAAAACAATACGATGAGGTTTACGAACAAATATTAGATGAAGTATATGGAAAAAATTGATAAACTACACAACGAACTTGAGGAAATTGAAATGGTTCGTTATAGAATGGAGAATGAAGGTATCCATTATTGTTTCAAACATTACTCATCATTCAAAGAAGTTCAGGATGAAAAGTTCCACGAACTGAGAAGAAAGTATTTGGAGATATCTCACGAGCTTGAGGAGTATGTCCATTCAAAGATTAACACATTAAGAAATGAGATTGATGGATTGGAAGACATCATTTAAATAAGGAAAAAAAGAAATAAAAAGTTATGAATAACGAAATTGAAATAAAACCAGTATCCGAAATGGAAGCTGACACAAGACAAATTTGTGAGATACGATTTGATTGTTTGGTAAAAATGCATGATGTTGCGTTTATGAAGTATGAGGGAATGTGGGGGCGAGAGAAACAATACACAACACCTCAATGGTTTAGAGTAAATCACGTTATAACATTAGATGCGATTAAACATTCTGACCCATATACATTAGGAATGAGAATTAAAGAAATGTATCATCAATTAGAAAAAACAATAGAACAATATGAACGGGTTAGATAAACAATACCAAACATTACTCCAAACCATTTTAGATTTTGGGGTGGAGAAGAAAGACAGAACTGGCACAGGAACCAAATCAATTTTTGGTTACACCATTCGTCATAATATGAAAGATGGATTTCCACTTCTTACAACCAAGAAGATGGCTTGGAAACAGATTGTAACTGAGTTGTTATGGTTTTTAACAGGTGATACCAACATCAAGTACCTTGTTGATAATAATTGTCATATTTGGGATGGTGATGCTTATAAGAGGTATTCGGTTATTGCCGGGGTATCAACCCAAGTTGAGACATTAACAAAAGAAGAGTTCATCAACAAAATCAAAACTGATGATGAGTTTGCTTATAAGTGGGGTGATTTAGGTCCTGTGTATGGTAAGCAATGGAGAAGTTGGCATACAGGTTGGGATGTAGTTGAAGATAAGAGTAAAGAGGCAGGTGTAAGAAGGATTGAGTACGGAATAGACCAAATTACATACCTAATCAACGACCTTAAAACAAGTCCTGACTCAAGGAGAATGATGGTTAATGCTTGGAATGTAGGTGAATTAGACCAAATGGTTCTTCCACCTTGTCATTATGGATTTCAAGTTTATACAAGAGAGTTGAGTTTGGAAGAACGGTATGTTTTATATTTTGAAAAATTAGACCCTACAATGGTTCCACTTGAACTTCAAGTTCCTAATATACAAGAGTACTTTGATAACTTAAATGTACCTAAACGAGCAATCTCTTTAATGTGGAATCAAAGGTCGGTAGATACATTCTTAGGTTTACCATTCAACATTGCAAGTTATGGATTGTTATTGACTATGATTGCTGACGAAGTGAATATGGTTCCTGACGAATTGATTGGTAACTTGGGTGATACTCACATTTACCTAAATCATATTGAACAAGCGAAAGAACAGATTGGTAGAGAACCATACGACTTACCAAAGGTTAGTGTTAGAGATGGAATATTCTGTAGTTCAGTCAATGATGTTATTTTGGAGAACTACCAATCACACCCAACAATTAAAGCACCATTAAGTAATTAACCTATGACCGCAACATTAGAACCTGTAACTCATATTGACACATCAGATGTTTTATATGATACAAAAATGAAACATCTATGTGTTTATCCACAAGGTGTAGAGACCTTTGACGAGGAGTATATTAAAAAGAATTGTTTAAAGATTGTAATCACAGAATAATATGGGCGATTTCACAAACATATTAAATCGTATTAAAACTCAATTAGATAATGTTAATTACGACAACGGAGATGTCTCTGATGTTGGAAATGAGATTGGTATTGTCTTGGGTGATTTTATCACAACTGAAAGTGAATTACAAGATTTTATTACAGGAATAAGACACGGAATGTCATTAACAAATGGAACACACTAAAAGATACCCCGATAATGTTGTATGGAGTGAAGAACGTGGATACTACGCTCATCTATTACCATACGCAACAAATGTCGGAGCACCTGTGATTATTCCTGATAACATATCAACTTGGAAGAACGAGAAGATACTGAAGACAAACCATTACTTCAACAAGAAGTATGAGGAAATTAAAGAACAATATAGTAAATTAGTTGAAGAGTTTGAATGGAACCAAATGGTTTATTCTTCAAACTACAACTTTCAACCCATTGTTGGTGAAAAATATTATTTGTATCGTAGAAATAATGGTGAAACTTTCTTATCATTAATCCAACCAACACAGTGGAAACAAGAGTTCATCGGAGAATTTGAGTTGGACTCTGATAATAAATGGAAAAAAATTGAATATGGAAAACAATAATTGGGAAGTAAAATGGGTAACAAACGAAATTGCCCGAGGACTTGATTACTGGTCAAGACAAGAGAACGAGAGTATGTCATTATATAAAGTTGAGGTTGGAGGTAAAACAATCTCAATTGATGAAACTATGACAATTACTCCAATTACTTTAAATGGTAAAAGAATAAAGATTACAGTCACAGAGGAATGAAAGGGATAATACTCGCAGGAGGTTCAGGAACAAGATTACATCCGCTTACATTATCAGTGACCAAACAATTGTTACCTGTATATGATAAACCGATGATTTATTATCCACTTGCAACATTAATGTCAATGGGTATAAATGATATTCTTATCATATCCACGCCACAAGATAAACCACTATTCCAAAATCTATTGGGTGATGGAAGTCAGTTGGGAATTAGTTTAAGTTATGAGATTCAGGAGAAACCAAATGGACTTGCTGAAGCGTTTATAATCGGAGGGAAATTTATTGGTGATGATTCGGTTTGTTTAATTCTTGGTGACAATATCTTCTATGGTATTGATACCGATAAGGTAAAGGAACAGATTAAGAAATTGAGTAAAGAAATAGTTGTTGGAGCGTTAATATTTGGTTATCAGGTTAATGACCCTGAAAGATATGGCGTGTTGTCTTTTGATAAGAAAGGGAATGTCACAGGTATTCAAGAGAAACCAAAGAAACCAAAATCAAACTATGCAGTTCCAGGTTTATATTTCTTTGACAATTCAGTAGTTAAAGTTGTACATAATGTTAAACCATCCGAGAGAGGTGAACTTGAAATCACAGACGTTATTCAACACTATTTAGATTGGGAGTTGTTGAGTGTACATAAGTTACCACGAGGTGTTGCTTGGCTTGATACGGGAACATTTGAGTCATTAAATCAAGCCGGACAATATGTTGAGACCATTCAAGAAAGACAAGGTCTTATGGTCGGTTGTATCGAAGAGATTGCTTACAATAATGGGTGGATTGACGTTGGTCAGTTAGAGAAACATGCCGAGAAATACTCAAAAAATTCATACGGAAAATATTTAAAAAAACTTTCAACAATCATTGAATAAAGTTGGTAATTATGTTATCATTTCACTATGAAAATCTTTAACTTTAATATCGGAAACAATGAAGTAAACTCTTATTTGAAATCTGTTTGGACTGACGAATCAATGCAACATAAAAGTTATCGTCATCTTGGATTCTTTTCATCAAGACATTTGAGTGGTGTGTTCCACACCAATAAAAAAACAGGTAAGAAATTAAAAAGTACAACATATAGTTTTGGTATTGATTTAATATGGATTAGATATTGGATTTCATTTGTGATTGGTAGCGAGTATAAGTACGAAACCCCAAAGAAGAACAATAAAAAAAAATACATTCTAGACATTTATAACGATTAATATGAACAACGAAGAACTTGTAGAAGAATTGTTATGGGAATCCCACAAGAAAGGTTTGGGTATTGAAGTTTTGGATAAAGCCAAAGAATTACAAACCACTATGAAATTATCTTGGGTTGATGCCGTATCTAAGGCATACACTGACTTAGATGTTGAAAACTACGAAATTGATTAATGATATGATATATAAATTTGAATACATTTGGTTAGATGGTTATAAACCTGAACCAAATTTAAGAAGTAAAACAAAGGTAATTCAAACTGAGAGTGAGCCTACTTTGGAGAACTTACCTATTTGGAGTTTTGATGGGTCATCAACCAAACAAGCTGAAGGTAACTATTCTGATTGTATGTTACAACCTGTTAAGATGATAAAGGACCCACAAAGGAAGAATTCATATTTGGTACTTTGTGAAGTATTAAATTCTGATTTAACTCCACATCCATCTAACCACAGGTCACAATTAAAAGACGACCCGAATATGTGGGTTGGGTTTGAACAAGAGTATTTTATATACGACGGAGATTTACCTCTTGGACATACTAAAGGATTGATGAAACCCCAAGGAGAATACTATTGTGGTATTGGAACAGAGAATGTTTCAGGACGTAATATCGTTGAACACCATTTGGATATTTGTTTAGCTGCAGGACTTAACGTTACAGGGATTAATGCTGAAGTGGCTCTTGGACAATGGGAGTTCCAAGTAATGGGAAAAGGAACATTAGACTCTTGTGACCAATTGATATTCTGTCGTTACTTATTACAACGACTTGTTGAAACATATAATACAAGAGTTGACTATCATCCAAAACCACTACAAGGAGATTGGAACGGTTCAGGGTTACATACGAACTTCTCAACAAAGTATATGAGAGAAATTGGAGGTAAACCATACTTTGATATGTTATTCTTTGTAATGGAACAAAATCATTCAAAACATATTGAGAACTATGGTTCTGATAATCAAATGAGATTAACAGGTAAACACGAGACACAATCGATTGATAAATTTAGTTGGGGAGTTTCTGACAGAGGAGCGTCGATTAGAGTTCCACAGACAACCGAAAAGAATAATTGGAAAGGGTATATTGAAGACAGAAGACCCGCGTCAAATGCTAATCCGTATCTTATTATGAAATCAATATCTGAAACAGTTAATTTGGTTGAAACTAATTTTAAAATGGTTAATGTATAATGGAACTTATCACTACTTACATATGTAAAAAAAGTGATATTGGTGTTCACGACAATATGTTTGGTGGGACAATTATGTCATTGATTGATGACTCGGCCGCATCATACGCCGCACAGATATGCGATACTACTAGAATGGTAACAATTAAGATTGATGAGTTAATCTTTAAGAGTCCTGTTAAAATTGGTAGTTTACTTAAAATTTATGGTAAAGTTGAAAAGTTTGGCACGACATCAATTAAGTTGTATATTGAAGTTAGAAAACATAATGTACATACTGGCAAACAAGATGCGGTAACACAAACATTTATCACATTTGTAAGAATTGATGGTGATGGTAAAGCGATTCCAATCCATGAACACGTTAAAATACGGTATTACGACAGATTAGAAAAATATGGGAAGGGACTTCTATCTTTAGAAGAGAAAGAAAAAAATGATTAGTGAGTTAAGACCTCAAGACATTTTGTATTTAAAATACATAAGGGACAAAGTTTTGGTAAAATATAGTTTACCACTTGCTTGTGTTTCTATTGAGTTCATGGATGATGAGTTTTATAGATTGATTTTCCCAATGAGGGAATTCCCATTTGAAGTTTTTATGTATAGATATGAAATAATTGATAAATTATACGAAGAATTAAAAAGTTTAACTGAGGTGTTCTCAACTAAACGACTACATTTTATGAAAGTATATGTAGATTACAGACCAAAAAATAAAAATTTATTATATTTAATTTAATGGAAAATGAAGAAAAAATAGAACTTCTTAAAAATAAAATAATCGCATTCTTTTATAAAAAAGGGGTTGAAGAAGTTAATGTACAAAATAAAGTGATGATGTTAAATGGTACACTTAATTTTAATAACATATTAAAATTTGAAATTAATGGGGTAGAATACCCATTACCACAAACATCTTTATTTAATTTGGAACTTGACTATGTGAAAAGTCAGTTTGGGGTTTTTACATTTGTTAATGTTTATGAATATGATTCTAATGGTAATCCTATTGAAAAATTAGTTTGTGAATTCATTTTAAAGGGTGAGGATAAAATAATTAATTCAGTAAATTCTGAATTGGCAAATGCTTTAGGATTCTCAATACCTGTCACATTAAATTATGAGGACATTTTAAGAAAGTATTCAGTTGTTAAGATGGATGACACTATCAAATATAGACTGAATACTAACATAGGTAACGTTGTTACGATTAAAAATTTTCCAATTAACGAACACAGTAATTGGTTTATTAAATCATTGAATAATGAATATCAGGTTAGAGAAACTATTTTAAATGGATTTTCAAGCATTATGTACTACCAATTAATAGATGATAGTGAAGCGTTGAGATATAGTTTTCAAACTTTTAATAATTCAGGTGTAAGAGAAACAATGTTAAATAATTTTGATTCCCCATCATTTTATGGTGAGTTGAGTAATGTTTGTCAGTTAGAACTAGAAGAACGTTTTTTAGGTAGAATTGATATGACTCAGTTATTGAAATTTAATTAATATGATTCATGAAGTATTGTCTATACTTTTTTGGGTTGTTTTGTGTAGATTAACAATAATTTCTTTTAAAAAAGAAAAACCTACTAATGAGGAAGAGGTTAATAGTTTTTTTGTTCATTTAATACTTACCACTGTCATCTATTTAATCATTAAGTGGTTATTTTACTGAATTCTGCGTATTTATTTTATATGAAAAAAGTTTTAAATGAAATCAAAAAAATTCAATCGTTAATTGGTTTACAATCTGATGTTTTGATTAATGAAGATGAAGCTTCTACAGAAACAAGGATGAAAATAATTAAGTCACTCCTTTCTGCAAATAACATATTAAAAAACAAAATAGAAAAAAGTTTACAAAATATTGTAAATTTATCTAACGAACAGATAATAAATTTTGATTTACTTGAAAGAGGAATTAGAAAGGTTCTGAAGATGAAAGGGGATAAAGAAAAAAACATCCAAACTTATTTGGATAAAGTTTTTAATTCCTTAAAAAAAAGAGAACCAAATTCTTACGAAGGAGATATTGAAAATGAAGATTATGGTTTTGAAATTGAGGAACCTTCAATCTTATCTAAAAAAATATATAAAAAAGAATTATACTATCTTCAGGTTGAGTTATTAAAATTACAAGAATGGTTAAATAAGACAGGTAAGACTGTTATTCTTGTTTTTGAAGGTAGAGATTCTGCAGGTAAGGGTTCCACAATTAAAAAGTTTACTGAAAATTTAAATCCAAGATATTTTAATATTATTGCGTTAGGTATACCAACACCCGAAGAAAGGAAAGATTGGTATGGTAGATATTCATCTAAAATCAAAAATGGAATGATTAACTTTTTTGATAGAAGTTGGTATAATAGAGGATTAATTGAACCTGTTATGGGTTATGGTACCGAAGAAGAGTATAATAATTTTATGGACTCAGTTACTGACTTTGAAAGTAAATTAGTTGAAAATGGAGATTATTTATTCAAACTATGGTTCTCAATCGATAAAGAAACTCAAAAAAGAAGATTTGATATCCGTCAGAAGTCTCCACTTAAACAATGGAAATATTCTCCAAATGATTCTAAAATGCAAGATTTATGGGATAGATTTACAGAATTCAAAGAAAGATTATTTGATAAAACATCAACAGTAAATCATCCTTGGATTGTCCTTGATTCAAATGATAAAAGAATTTCAGGATTAAATGCTATCAGATATATTTTACAAAATATCCCTTATGATAATAAAAATACTGAACTTTTGGATAAGGAATTTCCAGAAGCGATGTACATACTAAAACCCGAAGAATAATATGAGTCTTAATTTAGAAAATTTAAAAACAGGTGATGTCTTACATTGTAGAGGTAAAAAATTAATCAGTAAGATGATAAGATGGGCAACAAAGTCACAAATAAATCACACTGCAATGTTTATTTGGATTTGGGATGAGCCTTATATTATTGACGCTCAAGATAATGGTGTAAACGTTAAGCCATTTAAAAATTGGGTTGAAGAATATCAGTATGAGTTTATTGTACAAAGAAAACCAAAACCAATTGCCGAGAAAAAAATTGCAACAAAGGCGATGAGTAAAGTTGGTTTAACTGCTTATGATTTTGAAGGTTTAATTATTAAACAACCAATTGAATTAATAACAGGAAAGTGGCGTAAAAAACAATCCAATCACGAAGAAGATAAAATGTATTGTTCAGAATTTGTATCTTGGGTTTACAGATTGGAAGATTCGTATAGAATGTCGCCTAAAGATTTTTTAGAATATTGTAAAGAAAATAATTGGGAAACAATTTACAATACTGGTGTTGATTTATGAATGAGGAAACTAAAAAATTAAAAAAAATAAATCACGTACTCAAATCTTTAATAAAGGAAGGGAATATTAAAAGTTTGAGATTATTAGATGACGAAGAGTTTTATTCTGTAGTCGCTGAAGTAACATACCCTTATTCAATTAATCCTGAAATAGTTGAAAACATTATTGAAAATTTTTTAGAAAAAGTTAATAATGAATGGATTAGAATTGATAAAGACATTAGTTATATTGATTTAATTTTTATTGAAGAAATGGAAAAATTAAATGAATCAGTTAGTACTAAAAGAAAAAAAATAACTGAAAATGAAATTATGAAACTTGAAAAAATGTTGAATAAGTTCATGCCGAATTATTTTGAGTGGTGGGTTAACTGTAAAATTACTTTTTGTGATTATAGTAAAGTGTTTGATACTATAATTCTTGAAACTGAATTAAAAGTTTTAGATGAGTGGGCATACGAAAGTTTCAGAGAATATTACAACACAACCAATTTTCCTAATATTCCTGAAGATGAATTAGTTTTGGAGGAGATAATCGGAAGTAAATTATCAAAAGATATTAACGAAAAAATTAAAGCAATTATTCAATCTGTTTTGGGTGAAATTGTTGAAGTATTAATTTTTGACGCAGTGATTGTTGAGTTAGTTGAAAGAGATAATGTCCCTGATAAAATACTTGATGAACAGTTAACTAAACCAAACAACAATAGTATTTTAAAAGATTATAAAAAAATAATTTTTACAGGTAATACTCACCAAGAACTTGGACTTAGTCGTATAGAAACACCCCAAAGTCTATTAGATAAAATAAATAAAAATTTTTCAGTTCCTGTTTTTAGAATAAATTCTGCGGGATATGATTTTCCTGTTTATAGATTAGAAGGTAAATTTGAACATAATGGTAAAAAATATACCATTGATTTAAGACCTGAAAAAGGTCCTAATTTTGCGTTAATTGGTACAATAAAGATTCCAATAAATTAATATCGTATTCTTTGGCCACTAGGGTCGTAAAACATTACATCTAAATCAAGATACATATATTCTTTATTTGTTAGTAAAGTATTAGTCCAAATATAGTCCATTGCTGAGTCGTATTTGTTATCAAGATAATCAGAGAATGATTGTTCATTGAATAAGAAATCTAAAATATCAAATAATCTTTTGTTAGTTTCTGCCGGCTCACCATCATAGTGAGAGTCAATTAGTTGAATTTTAATTTGTATTCTGTTCCCATCACCTCCAGACGTTACGTCAACAAATTCAGATATTATCTCAGAATCAAAATCACCGTACCAAATGTTGGTAATGTCTGAAACTAAACTCATCATTATCCTTGTATCGACTCTATTTAAATACACTTCATCTATACTAACCTCATCAAAGTAGAATTTAAAAAATTGTTTTAAGTAGTAAAAACTTGAAGGACCTGGTGTAGATTGAGGAGGTATGAATTCAGTAAAAAAAGATATTACATCATTAAAAAATTCAATAACTACATATGGATTGTATGATAAGTTATTTGGGTTTGATATGTATACATTAATTAAGTTTTTTGACTCATCATATTCTGATTTATATGTTAACCCACCAATATTAACTTTGTTGTTTTTAATAAGTGTGTTATAGAGTTTTTGAACTAATTTATTATCCACCATAATATGATAAATATACTTTAAAGTTAATTAATTTATTGTTAATATTGGGTATGATTAATTATGCGGATGTAATTGTGGACCTTCAGGCGGGGGACACAGGGAAAGGTAAGGTATGTAATACTTTAAGTCAAACCCCAAATGAATATACACATGTTGTAAGATATAATGGAGGTGGAAATGCGGGTCACACTATATATAAAAAAGGTAAAAAGATAGTAACTCATTTTATTCCATCAGGAATTGTGAATGGTGTTAAGTCAATTATTGGTCCAGGTTGTGTTGTTAACCCAATTAGTTTATTCCACGAGATTCAGCAACTTGAGGCAAGTGGTGTTGAAGTTATGGGTAAGTTATTCATTGATAAAAGGGCTCATATTATTAGACCTGAACACACAACCGAGGACTCCAAAGACCAAGAGATTGGAACGACTAAAACAGGTAATGGACCTGCATATCGTGATAAATATTATCGTAAGGGAGTTAGAGTTGAACACGCGGAATTACTTGAACAATATGTTTGTGATATCTATGAGGAATTCCATGGTAAAGATGAGGTAAAGATTTTATTTGAAGGGGCTCAAGGATTTGAATTGGATATTGATTGGGGTGACTACCCTTACGTTACATCATCTCATTGTACAGTAGGTAGTGCAGTTCTTAATGGAGTTCCACCCCAAAGAATTAGAAAGGTTTATGGAGTTTGCAAGGCATATAATACATATGTTGGAGCAAAACAATTTGAAGGACCTACTAAAATATTTGAAAAAATTAGGGAGGTTGGTAATGAATACGGCTCAACTACAGGAAGACCAAGACAAATTGGTTGGACTAATTTAGATGACTTAATTAAGGCTGCAAATATTAATGGAGTTACTAACTTAGTTGTAAATAAGGTTGATGTACTTGAGAAAGTAGGTACCTTTATGTTAATATATAAAAAACAATTAATAAGTTTTGTACATAAAGAATTTTTTAAAATATTTTTTGAAAACAACATTAAACAGAATTGTCCTTTGGTTAGAGAAATAATCTTTTCTGAAAGTGCTGAAACAATCTAAAAAGGTTAATATTTATTTAAGTAATGAAAGATTTAATTAAGAAAGTTTTAACGGAACATTTGTTAACGGAGGGTGACCACCCAATACTTTACGATAAATATGAATTTGATGGTGCTAGTGTGTCACATTTTAAAACTGGAACCAATGTTTTTTTAGATAACAGTGTGAATATTGTAAATGACACATTCCAAGATACTGAATGTATTGAAAATACTGATATATGTATTCCATTCACTACTTTAGTACATGGTAGTAACGAATACAGAGTACCTCAATGGGATAAGGACGGAAAACAAATCCTTAAAATCTCAATTAACGGTAATTTATATTTGACTTTAAAAGATTTTGAGAAGTACCTAAAAGGATATGATTTAGGTAGTTCTGATATGAATTTAGATGATATTGCTGCAAGAATAAAAACTGAAAAATTATTTTTATCGACACTTAATGAAATAATGGAAAACATTTATTCAAAATTAAAAAGTGACGATGGTGAGCCATTATTTGGTGAATCAGTTAAGGATGATAAATGTAAAACTAACCGTGGGGTTATTAATTTCAGAGGAGTTAAGTATGGTGTTGGATATAAGTTAGTTTCAGACTGGTCAATATTAAATTATTTCAATACAAATTCAGGTGTGATTAAATTCTTATTAAGAGAATATATGAATGTAACTGAAGTTAACCTTTCTGACTTCACTAAAAACTTTAAAGATGAACAAACAAAATTTATAAATTGGATTAAAAAAAACCAAGTTTATCTTTTTGGTCCTGAATCTCAGTTTTTGGATAAGATGGAAAGAATAAATCTAACCTCATTAAATTCAGGTATCCAAAGAGAACAACAAGCGGTAATGATATTAATGAAGTTACATAATCTTGGTGAGGAAGGGATAACAGAGTACTGTCCTGGGTCAATCGAGGACACAATATATGGTAGAGATGTGAGAATAAACTTAGAGACTCCAATTTATTATCAGATAAAACCACTTAATGGTTTAATTAAAAAAACTGAAAATGGGTACCTTGTTCCAACTCACAGTATGAAAAGATATCCTAAGACTGTGGATAAATTTATTTTTGTTGGTAAAAATGGTAAGTACATTATTTTCCAAAATGAAAATTATGAAGTTTCCAAAAAGGGGGATTTTGTGACTTTTAAAAATGAACCAATAACACAAAACTAAATTGGGAATACATTAACGTCTATAAATTGCCAATTTGTGTCAATAAATGTTTTAGTATCTACAATAGGACTTAAACAATCCCAGATTGGGTCCTCAAACAAAATTCTGTCTTCATTTTTGATATCAAATATGAATTCTTCAAAGTCTTTGGGGTCCATCATATAATATTTACCAGTAATTAAGTTGTCGACAAATACTGAGTTTGTTTTGAATCCGACATCAATTACAAATCTTTCACCATCTGATTCAATATAATATTCCAAATCTGAACAGTCGTAATGACCTTCTATTGTATAAATTATATTTTTATTATTTCTATATTTTATTGTTGCTTTTTTATTATGAATACATTCTTTCATTTTTTTTGAGTGACCGACATCTAAATAAAAATCTGTCATACCATCATTAATTACATCAAATACTATTAATTTATTTAAAATTGTATAATTACTTAAATTAGTTCCGGCTAAAGATTGTATATTAGATATAAAATCATCTTGAAAACTGGCATATAGATTTGCAAGTGTATACGGTAAGTCATTTGGATTATATATTTCGATTAAAGGTACCTCATAATCAAAATTGTCTATACTTACCGTTACTTTTTCTTTAGAATTAATTAATTCTATTCCATAAAAATCCCAAGACTTAAAAAAAGTATCAAATACTTTTATAAATCTATTAATTTCTTTAATCATTAAAATTCTGGACTCATTATACGTTTTAGCTCATCTAAGTTTTTAGGGTATATAACGTTAGTGACTAAACCTTTAGAATCTTTGGTATATGTTTTAATTCTATCGGAAATTTCAACATATTGTGCGGAACCATCAGGATTTTTAAATTCAAATTTATTTGAATTTATTTTTGTGATACCTTTACCTTTTTGTGACGAAAGAAAATTTACAATATCTTTATAATCACTAACTAATTGTTCATTGACTACTTTTTTAACTATTCTTTGTAAATCTGATTCTGTTAACTTTATAATTTTCATAATGTTTTTTATTATAAATACTAAATAGATGAAATAAAAAACCCCCTTTTGGGGGTTTTCTTTTTATTCTTACAGACCGTACACTTCTCGGTATTTAACTCCTAAAAGTTCTTTAGCTTTGTTAATTGCTTGTTCTTTATTTTGGAGTCCTTTTTCTACCATTTTTTTAGAGTGATATATGATGTAATCAGTTGAGATAACCTCACCAATTGACCATTTATTTTTACTCTCTTTTGCTGGTTTTAGATTGTCTTTTGCATAGACATCATAAAACCCTACCTTACAGATGTAACGACCTTTTGCTGAACTTTTTGCCATAGTTTTTATTTTTATTTTGTTTGATAAATTTAAATGAAATTTTTTTTAATATCAATAGGTTTAAGATATAGAATTACTCAGAGCTATTTGAATATTTGAATATTCTTTGTTACCTGTGACTTCTTCTCCGCAATATTCAGGAAGTTTTTTTAATTCTTTTTCAAATTCAATTTCCACCCAACACTTACCGTTATCTAATACGTCTATATCTACTTGATTTCCGTCAAATTTTGTTTTGTATCTTGTTTTTTCTAATTTAACATCTGTAGAATTATAAAGTTCTAATGCTTCATTTATTGGAATTTCATATTCGTATTCTAATTTAGTTACCTCATCTATTTTTGATTTATAAGTAATGGTTGCGGTGATGGTTTTTCCTTCAATAATCCTAACACGAAGGTGTTTCTTACCTTTAACCATTAGATAACCTTGTTTAATTCTGACACCTTTTAAATCTTCAAAAACAGGGTATTTCAGTTTAAATTTTCTCTCTTTCTCTATCATAGTACAAATATAGTTAAAAATTACTATTAAATATAATATTTATAAAAGAATATTAAAAAAATGGGGATAGAAAAAATAATCAAACAAGTTTTGAAAGAGGAATTTACTAGTCAAATGTGTCAATCTCCTGAAGTTAATAAAAAATTCAAGGAGTTCAAAATCTATCGTCTTGGGTACTGTAGAAAGTTGGTTTTTGATGGCGAATTAAAGAAAATAAAAGATATACAAAAAGAGACTGGTAATATCATACAGAAAGGACCTTATAAAGGTGGGAATAAATCTGAGGTATTGAAAAAATTAAATGATAACTATAACCAAAGATTGAATGAAAAATGTGGAGGGGTAATTTTTATGGGTAAAGAACCGGATTTAGATAGAACTCCAGGAGTAGACCCTTGCAAGATTCCATCAGTTATAAATGATTACAAAAACCCAAATGTTCGTAGGTCTTACAATAAATACATGGGATACCCTGAAAATGAAGACATATTCAGTGGAGGACCAATCTCACCAATGATATGAAATACGTAATCACAGAATCCCAACATGGGAGGTTAAAGAACTATATGATATCATATTTTGATATACTGTTCCAGCCTGATTCAATTCATTATACTCATCCGTATGTTTACGATTATGAAGGGAATGAAACTGAAGACCGAAACGTGTTTGAATTTTATTATGGTAACTATATGGATGAGGATTTTGTCTTCACTTGGTATGGTAGTGATTACTATGATGAGGATGAGGATTATGACTTAAAAGTAATATCACCAATAGTACAAGTTGCAATTGATAGGTCATATGAACTTGATGGTATTTTTGGAGAAGATAAATGGGAAGAGACATTTAAAGAATGGTTCAAAGAAACTTTCGGGATGGATGTTAAAACCGTAAAGTGATTATATTTATATAAAAAGACTATGGAATATTTAAAAAAGTTTTATGATTTATTAGGGACTGAAATGGGTAATGTTAGACCATTAATTAATGAAGACTCATTACCTATTGAACCTAAACTTGATGTTGAACCATCAAAATATGTGACACCAAACAGAGGACATATTATGACTAAATTTGGTATAATAACAGTAAATAATGATTTAAATTTAACAGTTAATGGTAAAGTTTTAAGTCTTGGTATAAGAAGAAAGTCTGGTGTGAATCCATTTGGTGGTATTGGAATTGATGAATTAAATGTGATGAGCGCTAAAGAAAATGGTAACAATATTACTTTAACATTAAAATTAAAATCTTCAACAGAACGAAAACAGACTAACTTTACATTAGACTTACCTGAAGACAAAATCAAAAACGTATCAGTAGATGGTAAAAATATTACAGTTACTAGTGGTGATGAAACGTTTTACGTAAGTCTAATCAGAAACAAATAAAAAACTTTACGGTTTATTTTTTAAAACTGTTTCTAAAATCTCAATTGTTTCTTTATCTTTTTTTGTCTTTTTATTTTTAGACTTGAGCTCTTTAAGTGCTAAAACTAACTCTTCTTTGTTATTTGACTCTTTTCTAATTTGACGATGTCCCGTACACTTGGACATATGTAATTCATTCTCAAGCTCCAAAATACGAGACTCAAGGTACTTGATTCGTTGTTCGTATTGGTATGTAGTTGAGTTGTTCATACAGAATACGAAGATACGACATATTTATTGAATATGAAAGAATTAATCAGGAAAGTTTTGACCGAATCACGAGAGGTGAAAACTAATGACTTTACAGGACTTGAAAAAGTTATTGTAAAAGATGCTGAAAAACTCATTAAAGATTATCCTTATTTAGATTCGGTTTACGGAGTTAATTCTATTGAAGAAGTTGGTGATAACTTAGAAGGTAGAGTTATTGTTAAGTTAAAACCTGGACTAAGTAAGTATTTCAGGAAAAGTAATAGTGATTATGACGAAGTTAATAATTTTTATATATATTATGGCATACAAGTTCATAATACAATACCAAAGGATTTATCAGACTCTGCTGACATTTATACATTTGAAGCAAGGTTAGAGGATTCACTTAATCCCAAACTTGGGTTAAATACTAAAAATGGAAAATTCAACGTGTATTTCATTTTACTACCTATACGAGAATAATGTTGATTTATAAAAGAAACGGGCTTAGGACCGCTGTAGTTTAGGCTACATTAACCCCACTGAATTCGCTACTCGGTGGGGTTTTCATTTTATGATATGTTTGTATATTTATTTAGTATGAACTTACAGGAAAACATACAAAGAATTAAAGAAATGATGGGATTAACCGAAGTAGTTAATATTTCCGATGACTCATACCTGTCAATGAATATTAAAAACTTCCCAAAGTATAAAAAGGAAGTTGTTGAATTACTTAAAGATAAATTAAATAATTCAGATAAAGATTTTATTACGTTTAAAAATTCTGTAATAGTTGGATATGATGATAATAAAATACCAATCTTATCAGATGATTTAAAAGTTGATAATAGATTTTTAAATTATATGGTGTCAATGGGAAGTAAAAAATTCAACTCATTGTTACATAGTATTTTTTCTGATTATTTTGGTATTGAACAACAAACTAATAATACTCAATCGGCGGTTGCCAATTGTGACCCATCAAATTTTACAATAGTTGGGCCTTTAGTTGCTAAAGACGATAAAATGCTTATGAGTTATTGGATTAGTCAAAAAGGTGGTAAAGTATATAAAATTAGATTCCCTAAAGAATGTGAATCTGAATTATCTTTAGGTGATAGAGGAACATATGTTACAGTTGAGCCAGTTCAAAATAGAACACATTTCCCAAAAGGAATTCCTGAAAGTTTAAGAGGGAAAAAACTTGGAACACTTATATATCTTGCAATGATAAAAAAATTGGGTTATGTTACAAGTAGTATGGGTAATAGTGCTGAAATAAGAATGGTGTGGCAAGACATATTAACGAACCCGAAATATGAAAATGATGTGATGTCACTTATCTTACAAAAACAAATTCTTGTGTTTGACAAAAATACTAATGAAGATGTTAAAAGTATCTTCAATGAGTTTGTGTCAGATAAATTCACAGACAAGAAATCAGTTAGAATTTCACCAGCACTTAAAGAAATATTGGGAGAAGATTTCACCAATTGGTATAATAGTTTAGAACAAAATCCTGAAGATTCTATTGAGGATAACATAAAAAAATACGAAGGAGAAATTCCGAAAGGAGGGGATACCGTCGTAGATACAACCACAAATAAAATATATTCTTTTAATGGGGAATGGGAAGACAAGGGTAAACAATTAATCCAATTATCAAGTGATAAATTTGAATCATTGTTGTTACCTGCTGAAGAAAAGAAAAGATTTAAAGTAATACATAGAAGTACATAATATGAACCTACAGGAACAAATATCAAGAATACAATCAATTAATAATGTATTTATCATAATATGATACTAACTTCTGAAAGAGCTGAAAAATTATTTAATTCGGATTATATTAAAAAAATATATCCGATGATTGATAAGATTGATGCTGAAGTTGTATGGGATGGGGACGAAGATTTTCCTTTTTATAAAATTTATTTAACAGTAAAGTTAAACGACCCAACAATAACAAGTAAAAATATGTACGATAAGGGATTTGACCCACATTATTTGTATCAGGAGCATTTAAAGTACCTACTACAATTTTTAAGTATTAACTCAAATACCTCAACGATAGAACAAGTGTATATTAAAACATTAGGACCTGATGGGGAGGAAATAAATTATTACTAATATGAGATTAAAAGAAGAAATATCGGATAATAATTTAAGTGGTAGATTAAAATTAGAAAAAATAATTGCATCATTTGTTAAAGGAACATTTGACAAAAATATCTTGACTAATAATTTCCATGATGTTGAGGTTAATATTTTTAATACTGATTATGGAACACAATGTCATGTTACCGTTTTAATGAAAAATTCTTTTTCAGGTGAAGAGTCAGATAGATTTCATAATAGTTTGAGGAATGTTAGGTCAGTCATTCGTGATGTTTTTCCTGAGTTTAACGCAGGGATAAGTTTTAACACTGAAACACTTGAGTCCTATAACAAAGGTAAATGGTGGTATGAGGAAAAAAAGAAACCAATCAAAGAGAGTGAGAATAAGATATTAAATCTTATTGAAAGACAAGGACTATTTAATTTTCTTAATATATCTGAATTAAATCCATACCAACTGGGTAAGACGTTTGATTTAGACGCTCTACCGAAAGGTGTTAAATACCAATTCTTGGACGATACTTCGGAACATTTAGTTAGTCAATGGATAAGTGATTATGTTAGTGGTGATAAACTATCATCTTTAATGTATCAAACTAAAACTATTAGTGGTAAAAGAAATTATGAAATACAGTATTTCGGTGGGGGAGGTGTGACAGGGGAAAGATTTGATAATGAAGGACAGTATCGTGGACTTATAAATTTGGCCTACTCACAATTACCTGAACACATATTTAATAATTTATATGAAATTGTATTGTACGAAGTGTATTATAATGGTATATACAAACAAAATTGAAGAATGATACAATGAAAGAGCCTGCAGAATTAAATGAATCACAATTGAGAATATTCAATAAAGTATTGAATAAAAAGCTATCTCAAAATTTTCCTTGGTGGTTTGAAGGTATTGAACTATCTCGTGCGGGAATGAATGATGGTCAAAACTACTTGTATATGGATGGTGACATTTATGTTGATGCTGATTGGGTAGGCGCACAATGGAGAAAATATAATGATTATAGACCAGTACCTGAATTTGGGACTGATTATGATGAATACACTTTTGGAGATTTGGTCGGAATAAACGACGGTTGGCTTGATACACTTAAAGAAATATTCCTATCAGTATTCTATTCAATACACGGAGTTAAATACCCAAGATATTTATCATTTAGTTGGCTTATGGTTAAACCTGTTGAAACTAAAGAACAGATGAAAGAAAACAATTTTTTAAAAGAACATATTAGAAAAATAATACAAGAAGAAGTTAGTAGAAAATTCTTGAAACCAAATGAGAAAACTGAAAAACTTATATTAGATAAATTGAATAAGATTTTTTCAGATATGAATATGTATCACACTGAAAGTTATAAAACAAGACACGATATTGAGTTTTGTAAAAATGGTAAAAAAATGATGAATTTAGCATTGTTTTTTGAAGAAACTGATGACCGCAGACCAACATCTGAAAGAAAATTCATGGAGTCATCTTTATTTATACCCAAAGAGTTTGTTAACGATATATTAAACTATATACCTATTAGAAAAAATTATCTTATTTACTTAATTGAAGAATGGTTTGAAGATAATTTTCTTGATGATGTGATAAATGAAATGGGTAGGGATGATATATCTATTGATGAATTATCATTTATGGACAGAGTTGATGTATGTGTTCCACCAATCACTGAGATACCTGAAGGAGTTACTCAAGATGAGATGATTGAGGTTATTATGAAAAATACACTATGGCGTAAAAAAGATTTATTGGCGTTAGAAGAAAGAGAATCTGGGTCTATAGAACGGATGTATTTACAAAAACTTCATAGTAATGAAATAAACAGATTAAGTAATAATGGCTAAAGGAAAAGATAAAATATTAAAGTTAATTGACGAGTTAGGTCTTTGGAATGCTAAAGAAGCTTTGGGTATTTCATTAACCAAAATTGTTAAATTAGTTGGGTTAAAGATTCATCCAGGTTTGGCTAGTGAAATAATAATTGAAGGTATTAATAATGAAACCCTACCAACAGAATATAAAGAATTTAAGATTTCAACAAATTCTGATGGCGTTGTTTATTGGGAAGGTAAATTTTATGGGGACCACTTCTTAGCTGATATGGTTGAAACAATATGGATAATGGCAACACCATTTTGGGATGGTGAAAGTTACACTCCAGTCGAAACTGATTGGTATTCGTTGGTTGATGGGTCTAAAAATACACTTATTGCTGAAATTGAAGGAGGTGGTGATTACTTTGAAACAATTAGTGATAAGGTTTTTTTTGATAGTGTGGAAGAGTTACATAATTGGTATAATGAGTATTATTTACCACGTGTGTATAAAATAATTATGAATAACTTCTTACTTAGTCTACGACAAGATATGGATGATAGGTTAGATGACAATATGGGTTATAGTCCTATAAGAGAAAGTATTGTTAGAGTATTAAGAGAAGAAAGTGAAGGTGATGGTAATGTAGAAAAATTTATAAAAAAGGCCACAAAGATAATTAATACAATTAAAATTCCTGCGGTGAAACGTGTTGGGTTTGATTATGATGAAATGATGGATGGATATCACGTTAATATATTTTTTGATAGACAATTTGCAATAGATAATCCCAAAAATTTCAATAAAGTAAAACAAAAAGCAGTCCAAGAAATTGGTTCAACCGTTACAAGTTATTTCCCGTTTAAATTTTTATTTTATTTACATTACGAATAATATGAACCTACAAATTTTATTTAATTGTAATCATCAGAATCGTAATCACAATCAGAATAGAATCGGCCCAATGACTCAAACCCGTATCTATATTTAAACCATTCACCAACCAAGAGTAACGCATCATCTAATGATATTGGAAAGAAGTCGGAAATTCTTGTAATTAAATCACAACTTACAAATGCGTCATCATAATTAACATGTGTGGATATTAATGGATATTGGCTTTCTCGCCAAGACGATTCAGATTCCCAAAGGTATAAGTCACCCCTATCTTCAACTGAAAAGAAGTTTTGGGTATCCAAATACTTAAAGATTAAGTTATTTAAATGTGATTCTTTTATAAGGTATTTCATTGTTCGGTATGTATTATCTTATTTGGTTCTCAACCTTTCTTATATTTCCCATTTAGATGGTATTCTCAACGACCATTCTGAATTCATTATATGATATAACATTTCCCCTTCCAAATTTAGTTTATTTTTAACCCATTCTCCAATAGCTCTGGCTGATTTATATGTGGAAAGAGAAAAGAAAGAGGAAACCTCATCAACCAAATTTTTATATATAAAATACAACTCTTCATTATGATGACGACCACCATATTTAATTTGAGCAAACCCGTCATCATCAGGGTGTTTAAAGTATGTACTGGCACCAATTTTAGATATTTCAAAATCTTGATTATCCAAGTATTTGAATATTGCTTTATCTCGTTGTGATTCGGTGATTAGGTATTTCATGAGAATGTTACACTTTTAACTGATTTAACTTCGTAGTCGGGGAAGTATTCATTAAATACATCTGACAGAATGAAATCGCTGTGAACCCACCAAATTGGATGGGGAAAGGCCTCACCATATATATTATCAAGTTGTCTACTATAATATAATTCACCACTTTGTTTTATATACATCATCATTAGTTTTCCTTCAGAGTCGAATAAACCAATTCTAAATTCACTTTCATCATATGAATCAACCAAATTTACAAAATAAGGAACAAACTTATGTTTAAGTTTCTCATATTTTTCAGCGTACTCAATATTTCTCCAAGTTCTTTCAAGCTCGGTAATTAACTTATATTGTGATTCTGTTATAATGTATTTCATGTAGTGATAAATATCTTATTATTTTACTTAACTATTAATCTGTAAGACATGTCACCATTTCCAGTATCATTAACATCATCATAATTAATTTTAAGATTTAGTTTATCACCGACCCAATCCGCAATAACTTTTAATAATTTAGATTTAGGTATAGGTAAAAATAAAGTTACCAACTCAATTAATTCACGACTAACATATAACCAATCTCTAACTTCACCAAAGGCATTTAAGTGATAGACACTTATTTGTGCGGTGTCATCTGATTCACTATTTAAAAAATAAATGTAATTGTTAAATTTTTTACCATTATCCATTATAATAAAATCATGACTGTCCAAATATTTTCGTACAACATTTTCTAATTTAGATTCTGTGATAATGTATTTCATATGTATAAATCAAGAAATTGTTCCATAGTTATTCCAAGAGCGTAGATACCAAGTAAATTCATAAAGTCGGACTCTTCATACCCATCACCTTTATTATCAAGAATCAATGGGAGGTTTGAACTATAATTCATTTGATATAATACCTTACGATTATTATCCAATTCTATAAGATACATCGGACCATAGTTATCACCTAATTGTCTTCTTCGTAAACCATCGTAAGTAAAATAGAAATCAAAATCATTCAGTATTTTATATACGCTCGGGTCAAGCTCCACACGACCTGTGAGGTCAATATTAAACTTGTTTTTAATAAATGTTTTTAATTTAGATTCAGTGATTAATAGTTTCATGTTATTATAAATATTAATTAGACGGAATCTGCATCCACTCAGATTTAATATTATTGGCCCACAAACAATAATCAATATCTACCTTTAAGGTCTCCCCAACCCATCTACCGATAGCTTCCCTAGCATCATAACCTTGCATAGAAAAGAAAGAAGATACCTCACCAATTAATCCTGTATATATGACACATTTTCTATCCTTTTTAAAATATCTAATCTGAGCATATTCATCACCTTCTGAATTTACAAAGTATACACCATCAACCTTCTCAATCTGAATAAAGTCCTGATTGTCAAGGT